TTTATTAGATTAGTAGGGTATGTAGAAGAATCTTATCGTAATAATCCGTCTTTTTTGATACTCATGTCAGACGGTAAAGAGTATATTAGTAACGGGTGTACTTTTGTAGAGAACACGAATGAAAACAGAATAACATTAAGGCGTGTATACAGGTGCAGCAGGCATCTTAAGGAATTACTAAAATCTAGTGAACTAGACATAGCTAAGGTTGTTGATGTAACTGGTATGTTTTGGGGCAGTGATATAACAGAATTTGACAGTGACTTATCTAGTGTAGTATATGCTAAAAGTATGTTTAGCTGGTGTGGGGGGCTAACTAGGTTTTCTAGTGATATGCCTAAGTTGTACGTTGCATCATTTATGTTCTATGACTGTATCGAGTTATCAGAGCTTAATAGCGTTCTGAATAAAGGAATGATTAGGCACCTCATGTTTAGTGGTTGTCATAAATTACCAAACCATTGCTGAATGGTTTCTTTACAACTTACGAGCTTTCTGATAAACGACTTATGAGCTTTCTGATAAACGGGCTAGCACAGTTTCAAACGCTGCTAGCTCCTTATAACCTTGTAGAAAGTGTGGGTATAAAACCCCTAGAATACTAGCATTGTTAGTAACCTGTGAATAACTTGTGTATAACTCTACTAGCCTGTGGATAACTCCATAAAACTGTGGATAACTTTACTAATGGTTTACTGCTGTAGTTATAACATTGTTAGAACACTGTCAAGAGTCTATTAGCACACTATCAAGACACTATCAAGACACTATCAAGACACTATCAAGACACTATCAAGACACTATCAAGACACTATCAAGAGACTGTCAAGAGACTGTCAAGAGACTGTCAAGAGACTGTCAAGATACTATTACGTTAGACGACCATACTCACCTCTGAACTATTGTCAAGCACTTTATTAACTATTTTCAAGTATTAACAGCTGTTTTTAATACCTTGACAGCTACTTCAGAACGTGCTAGGCAGAATCCTCTTAAAGTTGGCACACTACTTGATTGAGAATGATTCCTATTAGTGCGTTCTATTACATTATGAGCTAACCTACTAGCTACCTACCAAAACCTTACTAGCACGCTCTCAGGAGCTTACAGCTAATTTAAAGAAACTTTAAAAGTTATTCACTCTTTATTGATGTATGTCATATAAATACAGAATAATCAGGGTATAGTTAGTTTCAGAAGTTGAGACAAGATTAATTTAACTTAAAAGGTGTATAGAATGTTAGATTCAACAGTTGAAGTTTACAAAACTACTCGCAATAACTTAGTAGCTAAACTAGATAGAATACTAGGAACTAGATTTTGGGAAACTACTAATGTTAATTTATGGTCTATAGAAGTCACTGAGATATATAATATTTATAGTGCGTTACGTAAAATAGTACTTCGCATTGAGATGAATCAACTAGAAAAAGGTCAAAAAATACTTTATAAATTACATTACCCACGAACTCCATTTTAATTTATATAAACGTTGACAGCACTAATCAGTCTGTTAAGATAGCTACAACTTAAACAAAGGAACAAGATCATGATAGCAGAATTTAAAACAGAAGACGCTGCAAGAAACTTTATGGCATTCTTAAGTAGCCATAATAATCAAGGGACTATACAGGTCTCATACCGTTGGGCTATTGATGGTGAGAACGTGAGGTACACCTATAACAATCTTGTTCACAGTGACCTACCTAAAAAAGTTCAGCACCATTTAGACCAGTATGAAAACACTTAATAAACGTTGACAGCACTAATCAGTCTGTTAAGATAGCTACAACTTAAACAAAGCGAGTACACTACCATGCCCCACACAACAACTATTTCTACCCTCAGATTTATAGAGCTACTAGATAAAGAGGCTACGCTAGACGACTTTTGTACAGAAATAAAAGATTGCACTGGTAAGCCTTGGGCTACGAGGTTTATGTTGGTAGGTGAGCTGTTACAGTTGACTGTCAGCATGGCGATAGTGTTGCCAAAACTAAGAAATATGACACTAACTTAAAAGAGGCTACTGATATGACCAACACAACTGAAGTACTCGACACCAGGCTTACTAGCAAAGCCTCTTTAGCTACACGTGACACGTTACTAGACGAGCTACTACAATTAACTGACAGCATGGCGATAGTGTTGCCAAAACTTAAAGAGGCTTTAAAATGAATTCAATCGACAGCGAAGAACTGCAAAGGCTCGGAACTAAAGTATCAGTGCTACTAAGTCTTGTTATTAATTTAGAAAAGAAGGTCTGTCAGCATACGGCAGACCTCAATGTGATTATAGATACAGTAATAACGCTTGCTAGCGATGTATCAGAGCTGAAAAGAACTAATAGATAACTTAAAAGGTAGAATGATATGAAGCATCTAGATTTCGTAGAACTGATGTGTGCAACACTAGCAATAGGGTGGTATACTGTGTTTGTTGTTTGGCTTATATATAGTATGATAACAGGCTCCTAAGCCCCTGACAGCCCCTTATAGCCCCTTAATTGGGGTTTTCCTTTACCCATAAACCCCCCACCTTGATAGCTCCTATCAACACCCTTACACCAGCCCCTTTATAGCTCCTCCTAGCTCCTGTACAAGCCCTGTCAGCACCCTATACCTATGCAGCCCGTTCCAATGCGAATGATTCCTATTAGCATTAACAGCCCCTACCACACCCCCTTAGCCCTGTCAACCACTGACAAATCCCTACCACACCCCCTTAGCCCTGTCAACCACTGACAAATCCCTATCATACTGTTAGCATGCTGTCAACTGTTGACAAGGCTCTTAGTATATGATAGCGATTATAGACGCTTGACAGGCTTAGGGCTATGTGGTAGGAGCTTATAATAACCTACTAATTTGGTCAGGTATTAATAATAACCTAGTAGAATGGTAGGGTATTGGTAGGATGCTTATAACATTCTGTTAGGTGCTTATAACTAATAAGTCTAGGATATTCTTAAAAAGCTATTGACTTTTGTAGGGCAATTGTGGTAGGGTTAAACACCTATACCTAAATACTATGGAATAGACGCTTGAAGACGCTAACAAGAGTTATCAGGCACTATAAGCCCCTGAGAGGAGCTAGGAGGAGCTAGAAGGAGCTAGGAGGAGCTAGAAGGAGCTGTAAGCACCTAACAACCACCTAGCAGCTCCTTAGAGCCACCTTAGAGGGTATTAGAGCTACCGTTGACCCATAGTGTAAGGTTACAGCGTAGAGAGGCTCCTAGCCCCTTTAAAAGTCCTCCAAGCCCCTTAATATTTTCAGTATGAGCTATAGAAGCCCTTCTAACCAACCTAGTACCCCTAAAATAAAAAATTATAAGGTGCTGAGAGGAAGTGTACATTTATTGATCAACACTTACGTACCTCATGATACTTCCCGCTACGTATATCATCAAAGAGTATAGGGGTCTCATTAACAGCTTCACAACATACGTTGATATACCTTGTGTCGTATTCTCCATATACATCTCTAATGCTATTACCGTGTACATGACCATGAATATTCCGTTTACCTCTTAGCTCTGTAGGGTGAATAGGAGCATGTGTTAGCCAGTATCCCTTATAGCGGGTAATACCTTCTACAGTCTCAAAGTGCTTTAACCAATCTTCAGTCTTAAAGTTATTATCATGATTACCTCTTACTAATTTCTTACGTCCATTTAACTCGTATAGAGCATCAAAGCCTTCTTGAGTGAATGCTACATCTCCTAATACCCAAACTATATCTCGTCTAGTAACAACGCTATTCCAGTTGATAATCAGGTTGTGCATATTCTCTATACAGCAATCTCCTGATCTGTAATTAGGAGTAAACTCACAAATACGCTTATGGCCTAGGTGTAAGTCAGATATAAAGAAAACATTACACATAAATTATATCCTATAGAGTATAAGGTAGTCGCACTGGTATTCTCCTGTAACCACGTTAAACCTAAAAGGGGAAATAGGCAATATTTGTATACCCTCTACATAACTCATTGATGCAGTAATAAAGGCTTGCAACTCCTCTCCAGTATACGCTACACGGATAATACTCTTATTCTCTTTTGACATACAACCTCCTATATTAATATATTATTAAACAACCGTCTTCTATTTCATCCTAGTGATAAATGATACAAATCTCTCATACATAGTTTTCCTATATACTACCTTAGGTTCTTCTACCTCAGGGAGGATACATGTTATGCCTGTAAGAGAGTGCCTATTAATTGCATCCCATAATAGGTGTTCATCATAGCACCCTTCAGGAAAGATGTATATAGTTTCCTTATGAGGGGAGAAGAGAAAGTCTACATGGAAGTCAAACTCGCTACTTACTGACGAGCAAAATGAGGAGAATGTGTATACACGCATCCTTTTGAGTAGCACTCTTTCTCTTAGCTCACTATCAGTTTCCCATTGCTGTCTACGCATTCCACAAAGCGCAGCACAGCGGTCAAGACGTTTCCCTCTAGCCACTATTCTTATCTCACTCATCTCCTGATACCTTCTCAGCTGACTTACTAGCTATCTTCTCAACCATCTTAACAACCTTAGCAAACTCTTCAGCCTGTTGTGGGCCTAGTGTGATTAGGTCAGTATCTGGTAGCTTAGTTAGTTCCTTTAACTCAGCTAGATTACGCTTAACTACAGAATACTTATACTTAGGCTCTTGAGGCGAAAGTACGCTTCCCCTTATATCTAGGTATACTGGTAGCTTAACAACGCTCAATGAATAATCTGTGATACCCTCCCTAAGTAATATACATTTGTCGTGTTTGAATCTTTGGTAGGTAATATGATTATTGTGGAAGCTTTCTTCTCTTCTATCGGAACAGGGGTAGCATTGGATGTTTAATTTAACATTACTAAGTTTACTAGTTACTGCCTCAAACTCTTCAAAAATCTTGTTACTTAGCTCAAGACTTTCCAGCTTTGGAACACGTACTGGTTTCTCTCTTTTCTCTACCCAGTTAAACCAGAGGAAGCTTCTGTTAACTTCAGACATCTCAGTAGTAATGCTGTCTTCCCCGTACTTTTTATATACACGTTCAAAGGTCGCCCTCAATAATTCAATGTCAATATCATCCACTATTTCTTTCATTTCCTTAGCAGACTCTTCATCCCATTTCTCCCATTCCTCCTGCAAGAGCTTATCTGCTGGTGCTATGACCTTCTCATACTTCTTAACTAAGACTCCTAGTGTCTCAGGTCGATATGTTACTGTGCTGTCACTCATGAATTATCCTCCGCTTCTAGCTATTATATTGATGTCCTGTTCGCAGGTAGGACTATACTCAGTGCCACCTGTATACCTCTTACAAGTCCCTGGGTGGCTGTCTAAGTGTCTCACACTACACCCAGACCCTTTAATTATTCGTTTACAAGTAAAGAAACTAGCTAAAGAGAGAAAATGTGAATCACCAACCCCTTCCTTGAATATATGAGGGTTGATCTTCTTAGCTCTACGCTTAGAAATATTTACCCAATGCTCCTTAATATTAACAGCGTCTGGGCCTTTATTTCTCCCCTTCTTAATTTCAATCCACCCCAAAGTAGGGATATGAATCGCTTCACAGCATGATGTGCATCTACCCCTCTTACTAATACAGCTCACCTAAACCCCCTTTAGAAGGTGGGTATTCTATCACTTCCTTCTTAACTGCTGAATGCTTTTCTAACAACTCGTCAATCTCAAACTTAGCATGACGTTCCTTAGGGTATTGGTGTCCTATGTCTACCCACGTACCCCAACAGTTTTTACGCTGTGCTGTGTAGCTAACCATCCCATTGTAAGCTGACGTTTCCTTTAAAATACGTGTTTCCACATCGACCTCCTATAGTTTAGGGTACTCTATTATCTCTGTCTTAACCACTACCGCCTTAGCAAGTCTGTTATCTCCTAACAGTAAGTCGATAGCAACCTCAGCATAAATTAATTCTTCCCTTGGTACTCCTTGGTTTACCCACATACCCCAATTATCTTTATATTGTGCTGTGTAGGTTACCGCCCCGTCATGAGAGGACGTTTCCTTTTTTATACGTGTTTTCATAGTGTATCCTCTTTAAATTGATTATTGACTGTACGTCCCAGTTAGCCCCTCCCGCATTGCCCCCAGTATGCAGCAACAGCAGCTGCACTAGGAGTATCACTATCGTCTAGCTCAAGAGGTATCTTAGCAACAGGGTAGGTTATCACCTCCTTCTTCTTAGAAGGTTTGTTAGCAAGTAACCTATCTATAGCTCCCTTAGCTCTATACTCTTTATGAGTTTCGTAGGTATCCTGCCCCTTAAGATCTATACCCAGTGGGATGTCTTCCCATACCTGCACCTGAGCTTTAAAGCGGTAGGTGCTCCCATGTTCTCCATACTCCTTTACTATACGTGTTTTCATTTAGGGACCCCCTTCAACTACCGTAGGTGGGTACTGTATCACCTCTTCCTTAGTAACAAGGATAGCTAGGTGCCTGTCTATAGCCTCTTCAGCTTTGCATCGGTAGACACTTTGATACCTATTTTGGTTTATCCCCTCATCTGAGGAGTTTGTCCACAACACGAGGTTTTCCCACTCACCGTATTGGTTAATGAATTGTGCTATATAGGTCTCTTCGCTTTGGGTAGTCTGCTTTAAAATACGTGTTTTCATTTTAAGAATCTCCTTCAGATACCACAGGTGGATAAATTATTATCTCCTCTTCAGGAATGTTATAAGGCAGTAAAAGCTTGTCGATAACTTCCTTAGCCACAGAAAGAGAGCTAGTGAGACAGGTACACTCACCCACTCCATTTATATCAATGTAGATGTCTACCCAAATACCGAGGACGTTAGTATACTGTGCTTTGTACGTAGCATTCTCACCATTTTCGTCTAGCTGCTTTAATATACGTGTATCTGGCTTATCGTTCATGCTGCCCATAAAACCCTCCTAATTAGTTACGATGAGGAGATTATCGCACTCTTCCCAACCCTTGTCAAACACTATTAGCACCCAAATAGATCAAATAGACTACAGAACCAGCCCCTGCTATAACCATCCCAGCAGCTACAATACTTCCAAAATATGCGAACTTTAAAAGACTCTCCCAACCGTTGTTATCCATTGTAAACCCCCGTTATTTCAGATGGAGTACGTATAGCTCTTCCAATATCTTCAGAAACCGTAGCTACTTCATAACGCCCTACAAGGTTCTTTTCTAAACAAGGGTTAAACAACTTATCATAATATTCTTGGACTAGCCATTCACGACTTGCAAACTTAAATGCTTCTGTTTCTCTTTCCCTATAAAACCAAGTATTTGTAGGTGCGTGGGTATACACGCCCTTACGAGACCTGCTCACTTTATTAAACCACACAGAAGTATCCGTATCTTCCTCTTCATCATCACTCCACTCATTATGAAACTGAATTAAAATCCTTTTACCCTTTGCTTTAATTATAGTTGCTGGCATTCCTCTGCTTAACTTACCGTCATAGTATACATTAATTCTAGTCATTAATCCCTCCATAATTTAAGGTAATTTTTAGTAGTACCCCTCTGATTTGTCTTCAGCACTGCCCTCTCCTGTATGTCAAGTGATACTTTACCTATAAGGAAGGTTTAGTATGGGATGCTCTCTACTAAGCCCTCTTCACCTATGTAGGATGAGTCTTTATGTGTAAAGACTGTTAAGAGCCTTTCAGTAGAATAGACTCCACCCTGCTTGCATTTTACCCCCTCTACAAATGTATACTCTGGAAAGTACCCCTTCATTTTAGCCACATGATAGCTATCCAGCATACCTTTCTTATAGGTGATAATCTTGTTACCAACACTAGCTATAAAGTGGGATAAATACTTTGGTAACTTATTTCCACCCTCCCAATAACATTGACAGATAGAGGTATTAAAATACTTAATTACATAATCAAGGGGCTTACCCTCGTATAACATGATTTGAATATGACAATCTTGGAAAGATCCTTCCAGGACTTCCTTTAGCCCCTCACCTGCCTCGTCATTTTCGTCTAAATAAGGGTTTCCATCCGCACTACGCAGTGATACTAACTCCACCCCTAATACCTCTTCCAGAACCCGTTTTAAGGTTCCGTGAAGGTCAGAGGAAGTCCCAGAAGGAAATGCACCCATATCTACATAGAAGTCTAAGTCCTTAGCTTCTTTATTAAAGAACCAATCCCTTACAGCACCTCCAGCTAATATAGCTCGACTGTCCAGAGTTTGTAGCTTGGCTAATATTTCCTTAGCAATCTCTTTATGTTGTTGTATATTCATTTCTTCTCCTTCGGCTGCGAGAGTAGGTAACACCATACATGTAAGTTTAGAACTACTACTACAAGTAGGAGGTATATCAAGATGAAACTCATTATAGACCTCCTCGTCTTTGTTCCCATAGGTATGTAAATGTTATATACCAGTCGTCAAACTCTTCATCCCCTTCTCGGTTTCTCATACTTAGTTAAAGCCATCCAGAAGCGCGCTTAGTGTAGTTGGATCAATACTATCCTCTGGATTTTCAAGCTTATCAAAACTGTCGGAGCCGCGCTTCACCCTTGCCCGCGCGTAGAACCTTCCCTTTAACCTTTTCAGCCGTTCCTCTGCTATAGCAATTTCTGACTGTTTAGCTGCCAATTCCTCCGAGGCTTCCTTGCTCTTCCTCCCCAATACCTTTATACTGAATTTGTGCTCTCGCTCTACTGATAGTGTGTCAAAGTTTGTTTCTATTAACTTGTCCTTTGCGTTATCAACTTCTAATAGAGTATCCCTCAGATCTTTGTTGGCTACCTCAACCTGTTTTGTTACTTTCTGTAACTTTAAGCCGTTAGCAAAAACCTTCGAAGCAAGATCATTTGCTTTAGTCTCAAGCTCCCTGACTTCCGCACCAAGATCTAAAACCTCTTCAAGTTTCTGCTTATACGCATCGCTATTAATACTGGTTGGAACATCAGCGAATAACTCACTAACCCTCTCAAGTTCTCCTACATACTTCTTAGAGGAGTCATCCACAACCATTACACCCTCCTCATAAGTCCGTGACACACCCTCATAAACTCGAACAACCTTATAGAACACACCATGCTCATACACACCCCATTCCTTTAGAATAACTGCTTGTCCTGTCTTCTCGAAGTAATATGAGTCTACTTTAAGGTCTTTCCCATCTGTTGTTTTCATAGATTTGCCTCCATCTTTTCTAGTATTGAGTTAAGATGGATGTCAGATAGGCCCTTATCGCAAATAACTTCTAGCAGGATTAGTGATGCTGTACTGCTTGTAATCTTATCCTCTATAGCTTTCAGCTTTCCCTCTGCCTTCGTTAGTTGTATACCATTTACCCTCATCCGTTCTATCAGCATATCTAACCTTGAGCTTCTACCCTGACATGAGGCGTTAAGGTCTACTACTGTATCCTGAAGCTCCTTAATTACCGCATTAAGAGCTAAAACCTTTTCAGCTTTCTTAGCTTTCTTCTTGTTAATAATAAGAGCACCTGGTAGGTAGAGGAACAGCTCACTAACCTGATCAGTTTCTCCTCTATATACACCCTTACTTGCTGAAGTCTTAAAAGCGGGCAGTACGTTATAGGTTACGATATTTACATCTTCACTTACAGTTAAGCTCCACCCTAGTAGGTTTACTAGGCACCCTGACCTTGTGAAGTAACGTGAGTTTACTACAAGCTTCTTACCATCTGTTGTTTTCATACCTCAAACCCCTCTCCGCGTTCCTTCCTATTATATGCGCGTAATTCTAAATGACGCATCACCAGATAGTACACACTTACTACTACTAACCACCCTGAAAACGATTTAAGTATAGCCATAGCTAGGACTTCATTATCTGTCATACTTTCTGCTCCCCAGAGTCTAAAGTCTTAGACTCCTCATACTCCTTATGTATACCTCCTAAGAAGGCAGCTATTGATACTGTAAGCTTCCCTATACTATGTATACGTAAAGCCACTGCGCCTATTGTGATCCCTACAGTTGCTGCCAATACCATTAGTAGTATTTCCATTATGTTTCTCCTATTAAGTTTGTGTAGGAGAGATTATTACATACTAGCTTGGCCCTGTCAACAACTACTTCCCCATCGAAAGTATAGTTCCTAGCATTACCTCTTCCACTGAGGGTTCTCCTACCTTTTTGTAAGGTTCGCTCTCTACAGGGTCAGGAGTAAGAAGGCTCTTATCACAGTCTAGTGCATATTGTATAACTAGATACGCTATAGCCCCTAGGAAGAAGAATAGGGTTAGATATAATGCAACAAAGAATGGTACACTCATTAGCTCTTACCTCCTTTAGCCGTGTCCCTAGTAAAAGGGAGGCTCTTATCACGGACTATCATGTGTTTGATAACCGAGTATAGCATAAAGCCTAGGAAAAAAGATGATATAAAATAAGTTAGGTCGATCATTAGCTCTTACCTCCTTTAGCCGTTACAACAAGCTGGCTAGCTAGCTCCATTAACGCAAAGTTAAGGTTGAAAGCTTTCTCGTTCTTCTCTTCCAGCCCTTCTTCAAGTGCTAGGGTGATTCTTACACCATCTGCTTCCTCTTCAAAAATTGTCTTATAAACTTTAGTAGTCATTGTATCTCCTCGTTAGTGTTGTTAAAAGGTGTGTCTTTTAGTTGATAATCAAAAATGTATATTAAAGCTAATGTTCTGAGAATTCTAACCCTTTAAAGCTACCCATATGGTAGTAAACGAGGTGACCATCATCTACCCTTTGTACTTTTATAGTCCTTTCTCCCATGTAGTTATCAAACCCAAGGAATTGTAATAGCCCGTTGTGATCAGACTGAAAGGTTTGTCCTACCCTAATAACCTTAGTCTGAGTCCCTTCTACTTTCTCTTCCTCGTCAGCAATCTTACCACAGAATGCAATCAGCTCTTCTCTCACTGATTCTATTGATATTTTTATCTCTTCCCCAGTTACACAGCACGAAGCGCAACCCCTGTCAAAGTGTTCTATCGTTTTATCAAGTATTAGTAGTGCTGCGTTTATATGTCCATTCATAGCTTTATCTCCTCAGCTTTGTTAGTTAAACTTACAGGTATTGGCAGCATCTTATAGTTGCACCTGAACTCCCAGTGGTGATCCCAATATTCACCATCCTCATCGTAACCATCTTCATCAGTAAACTCTGGACGCTGCTTAATATCCACTTGAGATGCTATATGAGTGATTACCCCTGTTGTAATGTACTCCACATCAGTATCCCAACCATCCTCAAGGTAGAAGGCTATTGCAACTTTTGCAGCTTCATCGCGCTCTTCTTCTGTTTCAAACTCTTCAAACCCATTAGCAGGGTCGTGCATAAAATACTTATGAGATCTCATGCCACGTACTCCCCTTTAAGCGTAAACAACGCCCTAATATGCCTACCTTTATCCTTTGACGCTTGATCTATTCGCTCCTGCTCATCACTGACCCTTTTGCTGTGTAGCAATTCAGACTCCTTTAGAGCTTTTACTTCTCTTACAGTACTCTTTGTACCTAGCCAAATTGCCTCACCAGACCTATAAACCTTACAAGATATACTAGTAAACTCAAGGTAGGTGGCATTATCACTAATATAGAGAATCGCCTTGAAACCATCTGCTCTAATTAAATCATTTACTTTACGGGCGTACATATCTATATCTCTCCGCTTATAGAACTCTGCAAAGTGAGGGTTGTCTTTAACACCATTGTATTCATTCACAATAACTCTCCCTTACTATCACATTGCCCTGTAGTAGTTAGGTCAAACTTAGGCCAATACTTTGCTATTTGTTTCCAATCACCTTCATTCCACATATTAAGGAAGCCTAGCGCGTCGTGGCCTACGCTAATTGCATGATCTATAGCAGCTTGATATGCTGTGGTAATGTCCTTATTATTAAGTTCAGCAGCTTCCTTCATATTCTCAGAATGCCTGTAATCCCGCCACAATGGTTGTACAAGTTCTAGTACCCGTTCCCGTGGCTCCATAAAATGACGATGGTTCTTTCCTACCCCTGATAACCTGTCAACCATTATACCATATTCAGAGTCGTTCATACCTTTTCCCCTTTATCAGTCATCATAAATTTATTTTAAGACTCCTTTGAGTGCTTCGAGCCTACGAAGTAACGTATTCCCACTTATGTGACCCTCATACTCTTCTTCATCATATACAACCCAACCTGAATCACCGCACGCCTCCATCAAGAAGAAATTTGAGTAATCTTTCATTACGTTGGCACTGTCTTGTAAGAATAGGAGCAGACTTGCCGCAGTATCTTTTGCAGCAACCATCTCAGCTGCACTCTCAAAATCGCAGACTAACTCTAGGGTTGTTTTTTCAATAGCAGGACGGATACTTAACCTGTAGTTATACCTCATAAACTTTCTCCTATAAACATATGGTAGTTACTGTACTCTTCTGGGCCTATCTTAGGTTTGTCAACTTCTAGTGGCTCACCAGATGGCAACAGCATGTATGCAGCCTCCTGAACAGGCTCAAGTGTAATACTCTTTCCGCTATCTATTTTTACCTTTACTACATGATCTGCCACGGTAACCTCCTTAATCTAATTTACTCTGGATACTGATTCCAGTAATCTTTTAAAACCTCGTCATAATCCTCCCATAAGGCGACCCCACCCTTTATCAGGCAGGTGAGCTTAAATCTATACCGTCTATACTCAGCTAGCTCAACCGCAGTTACGGTTACAAGACTATCACTAGGGCTACTGTAGCTACTAAGCTTTTCTTCAGCTCTTGCTATCTGATCTGCTTTATCTGCCAGCTCTTCCCTTGCAGACTTGATACTTCTTGCCCAAGTTTGTAGGGCAGCTTCACCATCTTTAGATTTAAGGGCAGTAATCCTTACTTCATCCTTAAGCCTATATAACTCCTTATTTGACGCTGCAAGTAATTTCTCAAGCTTACCAATCGAAGCGCAAAGAGCTAAAACCTCTTCCGATTTCTCTTTATACTCTTTATCAACAACAAACACTGGAGCTTCTTTAAATAACTCATCGACTGGCTCTATTTCCCCATCATGCTCATAATTAAAGTCGATCTCCCCTTCTGGGTACAATTTCATCTCCGTCCCCTCACCCTCATAAAAGCGAGTTATGAGAAACATAGGGCCATACTGCCCTTTACCCCAATCCTGTAGAACTACTTCTTGACCTGACCTTGTGTGATAGAAATTATTCTTGACTAACTTTTTACCGTCTGTGCTTTTCATGTCTTTAACTCCTCTTCAGTTGTTTTCTATACCGTACACACCCCGTGCAGCATCTTTCACATACCTCGTAGCCTCTGTATCCCCGTTCCCACCGTTTGAAGCCTTCTCGTAGTACACTCCCATAAGGAAGCCTAACATGAGTACAGCTATTAAAACAATGGATAGAATTATAAATGAACTCATTGTATTTTACTCCTTAGTAGCATAAGACCTATTAGAAAACCTATTAGACCTCCTATGAAGGGCGTGAAACTACCTATCACTGGTGTAGTTATTAAAAGTCCTACCAAGATACCCACCGAGGGTAATAAAGACAGTACCAGTATTAACATAACAACCCCCTCCCGTATTTTAACCTCGTATAAGTAATCTCCATATTAAGCCCTCCCCTTTATTAGTGTAGTATCTCACTGTCCAAGACACTAGAAGCCCTAGGAGAATCAACCCTATTATCACTAAACCCCCAATAGGGGAAAAGAACCCTACTAGGAAACAAATTGTTGGCACTAAATAACTTTTAACTAACTTCATATCGATTCTCCTTCCTAGCCTGGTGCATCATGATAATAGCCACTATATCATAAGTCAGGCAGAATAGCATTAAAACTACTAACACAGACACTATCACAATTATTACTGGCGTAGGTGCTAAAACCCCTATCAGGAGACATACTATCGGATGTACTACCCATTTAAGAAACCACATACTAAACCTCCTTCGCACCATTGTGAATTACTAGAAAGACCATTAGAAACCCTATTAGAGACCCTATAAATGGCACAAGGATCGCACCACCTGCTATCACAGGAACTAGAAGATCTGCTAGGAGGACTGTCAGACAACCTACCAGTGTTACATTAGCTACCCACATGGGTACACCTCCTCACTAAGTAATATCATTAGATACCCTGTTAGCATGCTAAGAACCCCTAGAGAAGGGGTAGCTGATATAAGCCCTACCAAGATTCCCACAACGATGTTAGTTAGGTATAAATATGGACTTGCACTAATAAATATCATGGTATGCTCTCCTTAAACAGGTATTTATATATACCATCTATCTGTGTTGTTAGTTTACCACTATGAAGATGATTAATCTCCTGTAGAAACGTGTATGCTTCATTAGGTAACTTCAGATTGTAGGTAGGTATACCTAGCTTACGTGCTAAGTTAACAGCAGTTCTAGTACCACCTAGTACATGGCCTTCCGCATCTACAGGAGCATAATATACTACAAATTCACTCTTCACCTTCTCTCTTCCTAAAACCTGAAAGACGTTTCTAGCGTGGAAGTTTTGTGCCATGTCACCCATTTGACCGAAGTAAGGTAACACCTCAGAGTCAATTAACTGCTTTCTAGCCCACTTAAAGGCAGTGTGACTTAGGGTTAAGTATGTTACACCTTCAATATTACTCCCTTTCCTGAACTCAGACCAAGGCAAGTAAATATCTAACTTAGTAGGGTCGATACTAGCTGCACCGCTTTCAAAGTTGAAGTCACTACCAGACGCATGACCTGAACGTAAAACATAACCTGCATTAGCTAAGTGAAGCCCTATTGCTACTTGAGCAGAAGCTACACTAGGGTGAACCCCTTGCTCCCTGCAACCTATACCTGTATAAAACTTCTGCTGAACCTCTTTAGCATCCATCATTTCAATTCTCCTTCATAAATTTATCCCACCAGCTGTGGTTAAGTTGCGTTGCAAAGTTAAGCTGGGTTTTTAAGCATAGCTTCCTATTGTGGAGAAGGATTGCTTCTCTCTCTATCCAGGTGCCTCTTTTTGTTATCCAGATTAGACCATACTCGTCAGGGACTTCCTCCGAGGTAGCTATACCCTCCTTTAAAACAAAGTAAAAACGGCTAGGGAACCCATCTCCATCGTGAAGCATGGTGTGCTTATCTCCTACCTTTCTACCCCAGTCAGGCTCATCTGGAATTCCTTTGTCTCTAAAATACTGCTTCTTTATGAAGTCAGCTTCAAAGTCAGACCTAGTCATTTTTATAGCAAATTCATCCAAATAACCGCTCTTACGTACACAACCCATATCTAACTTTGTATCATACCACTTTAGATTAGGGATCATAAGTCCGTGTCGTGTACGAAAACGCCATCTTAACCACCTCTGAACCTCTTTAACATCCATCATTTCAATGCACCATATACGAAAAGATAGAAGGAACCGCTTTACCATCCTTAACAGCCTGTACTAGCAGCTCAACCATTTCTTCTTCCTGCCTCTGGATTAACTCTTGCTGGGTTATAAGAATCACTCTCATCTTCTACCTCCGTGCGTTAACACCACAGTTAGGGGTGTTTTAGTTGATTTTGTGCGTATATGCACACTTGAGTTGACTATACTAAGTAACCTAGTGCTTGTCAATCACTTTACTACATTACTTTCAGTAGCTCCAAATCCTAGGTGGGCCTTCCCGTCTATCAAGATGAATAAACCTAGTCCCCTTTGCCCCTATTAGGTTAATACCAATACCTGTAAAACCTAGCTCAAAAGCCTTAGCAACAATCCTATGACAATGCTGTGTAGGGACTCTAATGTCAAGAGCAGCTTTACTGTGTTGCCCTGGACTAGACTTACAAACCTCTTTAGGGTGTATAGGAGAGCGATAAGCACTAGGGACTTGGAAAGGTACTCCTGCCCAAGTTCTAAGCTCCTGTGCGTTGTCCATGAGCCTTGTGAAGGCATCTACGTTAGGGTTCTCCTCACTGGTGTATTGACATATCAATTCTTCTCTTGTGAAATTAGGCCATTGTGAGTAATCATACAAATCATTTACCATTTACTTATTCCTATTTTTAATTTAAGAAACCCTATAAAGTGTCAGCTGTACTCTCTAGGTGTACTCGCTTACCTCGAACCCAATCTAAGTGGCTCACCTTATAGTCCTTTCCACGGAAAGAATAACGGATTATAGCTTCACTTGTATTTATAAGGTCATTTGTTTCCATAAGGTTAGTCGAGTGAGTGTGGTTAATACCTAGCAACCAACACTTCTCAGAGAACAACAAATTATCTACAGCGTTACATAGAATACAATGATCTTCAGCCTTATACTTAGCAATATATAGAGTGTTAGCATTGATTATAGCTTGATTAGTTTGTTCTTCGGTGGGGTTACCTATAGTGTACCACTCTTTAAGAGTATCACTTTTGTTCTTGAACATCCTATGAGCACTAGATTTAAAGATACCATACTTCAAAGCAACATGAGTAAGTTTTGGATAGATGCCTGATGGAGTATGAAACACTCTTTTATAACCTTCTTCTGGGGGTGGTCTTCCTTCCCCCAACCATGTGGCTCTAGTTGGTATATCTTCGATCATACACGTAAACTCCTTACAACTTTAAAAGATAGAATTATACCACACATTTTTCTATTGTCAACACTATATCTACTTATTTTCACTTATTTTCACTTATTTTCACTTATTTTCACTTATTTAGCCAAATTGTTAACTTATGGAATAATCAGTGTGGTACTATCTTTTTAAGTTACCTAATAGCACCTTATAAGGTTTTATAGCATCTTACAATTCTCTTTAGGTAAGTAAAAGAGACTTTGTAAATGTTTATAAGCGATTATAAGTGATTAAACGGTAAATGTGTTTATAAATAAGGCGAAGCCAAAAAGTATAAAAGCTTTAAAGTACTTATAGAGCCTTTAAAGGATATTGTATCATACAAGTGCTTTAAAGAGTTATAAATACTTTAAAGGTATTATAAGTGTCTTAAAAAGATAAGAAGAAAAAGAAAAAGAAGAAGGCGAAGCCAATAAAGAAAAAAGTGTAAGAGCTTTAAACTGCTTATAACCCTTTAAAGGGTACTGTATCATACAGATGCTTTAAGGTGCTATAAATACTTTAAAGTAGCTTAAAATCCATAGCTAAGCAAGTGACCAGTACAAAGTGATTCCAATCCCATACCTTAATCACATAAACATTAGCTTTTAGCTGCTATTAGTATAAAGTAGGAATCAATAAATGAGTGATAACCCAGACGCATCTCCAGATGAAACAAAACAAGAAAACCCTCAAAAGCGTAAAGGCTTCGGGACAAACCCTGAGAACATTAACCGTAATGGAAGACCTTTAGGTAGTCGTAATAAGTCTAAACTTGTAAAGGCTCAACTAGCCTTTGATGACTATTCAGCTCTTGCTGTAGAGCGTCTAAAGCAGATCATGATGAATGATACCAAGGCTTTAGGTGTGAAGGAAGTACCTGTCTCTATGCAAGTTCAAGCAGCTAAAGTGATTATAGATAAAGCTATAGCCAATGAGAAAGATAAGGAGGTTAAAGCTAAAGCTACCCTTCCTAGTACAAGTGAAAGTGATACACAGTTACCTGTAGTCTATTCAACAGCTGTTAGTTAGTGATAACAAATGAGCATGCTCCTATGGTATACTACTCGCTTGTTGTAACCTGAGAGTTAAAAGCTACGCAAGGTAGATATAATACTACATATAATAACTTAAAAGTACCAGACCACTGGCTTTTAACTCTCTGCTCTAACTATAAATTATTCTAAGCACAACGTGTCACAAAGAAAGAGACACAACCCTATTTGCTCTACAAACTTAAAACATACACACTTAACTTAAATTGAAAGAAGTTCTGTAGAGCACTTAATTCCTGTTAGCAATTCCTAGGAGCAACCTATCCATTTAGTTGCTGAGTTCCTAGTGGTTGCTAGCTAGGCTATTAACTTAAAGCTTGCATAGCTCAGCTGGTAGAGCACCTCTCTTGTAAAGAGGATGTCGTGGGTTCGAGACCTACTGTAAGCTCCAAACAATCGCGGTCGTATAGGGAGGGTTCCCAGCTAGGCTCATAACCTAAGCCCAATGCGTTCAACTCGCACTTCCGCTACCAAATACAGGGACTCGGGGCTTACCCCGATATAGTATCACAGCAGAAGTTGTGAACCCTAGTAAAAGGACGCTCTTAGGTGACCAACGAGAGCCTTGTAGATCCGCCGTGAGACTCGGTATGCTGGCACCAAATCATTCCGAGGTGGAGCAGAGCGGCAATGCTCTTGGCTGTTAACCAAGATTTCGTAGGTTCGACCCCTACCCTCGGAGCCAACCAATTCCCATGTCGTCTAATTGGTAGGACACTAGACTTTGACTCTAGCAGTGTTGGTTCAAGTCCAGCCGTGGGAGCCATATCTTAGCAGACTATCACATATAATAATAGTTGCCGTGAAGCATTAAGTCTTCCTTAGGCACACCTCACACCAATAACAGGAGAGCAAAGTGGAACAAAATACATACCGCCCCCAAAAAGGCGCACAAGAAATAGCTATGAACGCTCCACAGGATATTGTGGTGTATGGAGGAGCTGCGGGAAGTTAATGAAAATGGCCTTTTTCGGCTTCCCTTTTTCGTAAGAATCAAAAGAAAAACTGGATGAATTGCTGGAACCCTTAACAGGCAATCGGCAGCCAAGCCTACAGAGTAGGACGGTTCAGAGACTAGTTAGTCGTTAAAATCTAAAGTAGAGGATTCTACTATGAAACAGTTAAGTAAAAAGGAGATACATTATAGCCTATTTGGAAACATCCTGGGCAATGGGTATCTCAGAAGGAATAGTAGTACAGGGCATTGGGTAGAAAGCACACATGCCAATAAGCAAAGAGACTACGTTGTTTGGCTAGAAGCTCTATACACATCATGGGGTCTTAAGACTACCACTAGATATGACTACAAAAGACTTACAACTTATGGAGAGCATACTTACTCTCAAGTAAGCTGTAAATTGCAAACAAACAGACATGTGGATCATAGTAGGGTGTTAAACTCTAATGGCATCAAATATGTTTCTAAGTATGTTGCGGACAGGATAACACCTATAGGTCTTTTACTTTGGTGGTTGGACAATGGTAGCTTATCAGTTCATGTGAAGGCTAATGGTAGCGTTAGTAGGCATGGCAGCTTAGCTACACACAATCTTGATTATAACTCCCAGCTCACAATACAAAGAATGTTCAAACAACGGTTCAATATAGATGTCAAGATCTACAAAGCCAAAGGAAGTTATTGCATATACTTAAATGCGACTAACCTTAAACTGTTTTTTGATCTCCTCCGACCCTACTTAACTGACATACCTAACAGTATGAAATACAAATTCAATATGAAGTACACCTCTAAACCAGAGGGAACAACCTATTGTCATATAATTTGTAACGACAACATAGCGTCCAGCCCCTGTGAAGGGTGATGAGATAGTCCGAGGCGTTAGACGTAATAGATACCAGCTACGGCTGTGGTAAGGAAAGCTTTGACACACTTAGTATACGTTGCAAGATCTCCTAGTAATAAGGTTTACGTAGGGATAACTAATAACTTCAAGAGAAGACTAAAAGAACACGGTTCGTCCCCATACCCTTTTGGTCACGCCATCCGTAAATACGGAAGAGAAAACTTTGAGTTCCAGCTTATGGTTTGTAAGGATCTAGACGAGGCTTACGAAATAGAGGAGCTTCTTATAGGTGTCGATGAAGTTAAGAGTAAAAGCTACTACAACATTTCTTGTGGAGGTAGACCTGGCGTTCAAATGGGCAAACTAAACCCTATGAAACGCCCTGAAGTTCTTGCAAAGCACCCTGGCTTATTTACAACAGCCAATAACCCTATGAATGACCCTTATATAAGAAACGGGCTTAACGCCCATCAAAAGAAACCAGTTTATGTTTCAGGGGTAAGATACAATGGGGTTAGGGACGCAGCAAGAATACTAAGGTGGTCAAGACAAAAACTAACCTACCGTCTTAAATCAGACGGATTTAAAGACCACTATTACGTGTAATGCCTTGGGTAAAACCCATTTAATGCTGCTTAGACCCCTCTTACAAATCCATGACCCAAAATTCGAGGCTATCTTCTTCCGTAGAACTGGGGCAATGCTAACAGGCTCTGGTTCTGTCTGGAATGAAGCTAAAAGCATATACAGAAATTTTGGAGCAAAGATAAAAGAGAATGCGCGAGAAATACATTTTCCTTCTGGCGCACAGATAAAGTTTTCTCATATGGAACATGAGAAAAACGCTGATGACCATCAAGGTAAGCAGTACTCCCAAATCTACTTTGATGAAGGAACCGCCTTTACACAATACCAAATTACATTTTTAATGTCTCGATTGCGTTCTAGTGCTGAAGTTAAAAGTACGATGTTTATCTCTTGCAACCCTGACCCTGATAGCTACATTGCTCAACTCATAGATTGGTGGTTAGATGATGAGGGGTTTCCAGATAAGAGTAAAGCTGGGGTGCAAAAGTTTTACGGCATGATTAATGACGAACTCTACTTCACTGACACTGTTAAAGAGATGGAGGAGCTTCACCCTACCATTTGCTGGGTAAACAACCCTAACACTGGGGAAAAGGAGTATTTCCCACCTAAGACTATTACGTTTATAGGGGGAACTATCTTTGATAACGCCGCAGTAAGGTTAGCTAACCCTGGCTATGTCTCGCAGCTTAACGCATTACCTCAGATAGAAAAAGATAGATTACTACATGGTAACTGGTACGCTAGGCCAGAAGGCTCCTCACACTTCCAAAGAAGCTGGTTAACTGTAGTTGATACAGTTCCAGAAGGAGCAGCATACTGTAGGGCTTGGGATAAGGCAGCTACAGAACCCTCTGAGAAGAACACACACCCAGATTACACAGCTTCTGTAAAAATGGCTAAGGATAGGCATGGCTTCTTCTACCTGATAGGTGATTACGAAAGTGATAACTATGATAAGAAGGACTGCAAGCAGAATAAGGTCTTCGGTAGGTTCAGAGAGCGTTCTGGCAGACGAGAAGTCCTAGTACACAAGCAAGCAGAACAAGATGGAACTGAATGCACTGTGATCCTCTCGCAAGACCCAGGAGCCGCAGGTATAACAGAATACACTGACTCAGCACGGAAATTGATAACTCTCGGTTACGTTGTCAAGAAAGATCCTATGCCAACAACTAGCGGTAAGTTAACTAGATACCTACCCTTCTCAAGCGCAGCTGAAAATGGTCTAGTCTACTTAGTTAAAAGCTCTTTTAATCCTGCAACGTTAGACGCATTTTTCAAGGAGAGCGAAGCCTTCGATGGAGAAAGATCATCATCTCATAGAAAAGATGACTGGCCTGATGCCACAGCCTCTGCATTTAACTACCTTTCAACAGCTCGTATAGTTAGGATAGTCCCACGCAATCAGAGCCATACAAGAACTCTGGCAGCAGATATAGTAGGCTCAGTAGATCAAGTAAAGGTATCAGACCTAGAGCCTAGAGGTGCGAACCTTCCTTCTGTAAAATCACTTTAAAACACCTATACTTACATAATAGTAGAGAGCTTCATGGCTAAAACATTAGCGGATATTACAGTAACAGCAGACGATTGGGTAAGCCTTAATACTCTTACAGGGTTTCCTGTAGGTACGTACATGACGGTTACTAATAAGTCGTCTCGTGAGGTAGTTCTCTTTGAGGATAGCGTAAAACCTGTAGCGGATAGTGTGGATGGGATTATTTTAACTCCTCTAGTAGGCAAAGAACCCTCTGGAATTGTTCCTGACAGCTCCCTTGAAATATGGGCTAAAGGTTTGGGTGGTGACGCTGTATTATCAGTGCAACACTCATCAATCGTGACAAGTGATGTAGTTCCTGTGGAGGTATCTAATAGAGGTTCCAGAGGGGTTCCTATGTTCATCCTAGACCAGACAACACCACCACTATCAATTCCCTTACTAAAGTCGCGCACCTTAACTACATTATCAGCCAATGCTAATAAGGGAGACACAGTAGTAAACCTCACAGCAGGCCATAACGCTGAAGTAGGGGATATTCTGGAGCTAGCTTCTGCCACGGTTGAAAATGTCTTTATACAAACCGCTGTAACTAGCCTAAATGTGAATGCACTAACTATAGACCAACCCTTAAATGTGGATTACCTAACTTCTGACATTGCTCAAATTAGTACGAGGAACATGCTAGCCAATGCGTCTCTAGCAACCCCTGAGATCTTCACAATTCTTCCTTTACCTACGCAACAAGGAGACATTGTTAGACTTACTCTTGACCTCCGTGGTTCAACAGATATGGACTTTGGGACATTTGGATCAGACGATGCGTTAGCTAATGGTTGCGTTGTAAGAATTAAACAATCAGATGGTAATTTTAGAAACCTATTTAACTTTAAGACTAATGGGGATTTTATTAGGCAGTGTTTTGATCACAACTTCCTTCTTCCTAGGGCTGTAGGAAACACAATTAAAGGTTTCACTGCTAGGTTAACTTGGGGTGGACAGTCAAAGCATGGAGTAGTTATAAGGTTAAATGGTGCTCTGGATGAAGAACTCCAGGTACTTGTACAAGATGACTTAGTAACAGGGTCTTCAAATACTGTATTCGCAATGACCGCACAAGGCCATGAGATTCAAGGGTAGTAATACCCGAGTGTAAACCAAACTTTTACCTTACATATGGAGAACGCATGACTATCGTAGTAGTTGACATAACTTCTGATTTGGTCTTGAGTTCATCGCATAATAGTAGTCAAGAACTTAGTCAAGAGATCGCAGAACAAACAAACCTCTCTTTTAGCAACCTTACCGATTGCGTTGTAATAGAACAAATGGAGCCTACTGGTATTGAAGTAGGAGACAGCGTAGGAGGGGGAATTTTGTATACAACCCCAGATTCAAGAGTATTCAAGGCTACCGATTCTAGAATACTTCATATCATGCAGTAGTGAGGAAAAAATGAACGAAAACTCAGATGTTAACGATACCGTGGAGTCTAATATTACAACTAATAACACTAAATTGTCAGCTATAGGGCTGTCTAATAACTACACGCTTCAATGCTTTAGTGAAGGCGGGGAACTCAAGTGGACAGAAGGTTTCTTGAATCTCGTTGTTAATGAAGGTCTCAACGACATCCTTGACAAATATCTAAAAGGTAGTTCATACACTGCTCAATTCTACGTTGGTCTTACTGACGGGCTACCTACGCCTGCTGCTATTGATACAGCAGCGACTCATAGCGGTTGGACTGAAGTTTCAGCTTACTCAGAAGCTAACAGACAGCCTTTAGTGCTAGGTAGTGTTGCTAACCAATCTGTAGATAGTACTGCTTCAAAAGCCTCCTACGCAATCAACTCAACAGTTACTATCGGTGGAGCGTTCATTTCCACCTCTAATGAGAAAGACGGAGTTACTGGAGTGCTATACAGTATAGGAGCTTTCGCAGGTGGTGATAGAGAAATGATAAATGGCGACACCCTTAAAGTGTCAGTAACCTTAACCTCAGTTACTGTGTAGTATGGCTACTTCAAGAGTATTCTCAAAAGGTGTGAACGCAGAATTAGACTATGTTGTTGATTGGAGTTCTTGGCTGGGGAGCGATACTCTTGCTACTAGTGAGTGGGTAGTCCCTACTGGGCTTACTGTTAACACCAGCTACTTTACAGACACCCTAGCTACGGTATGGTTATCTGGCGGGGAGTTGGATGAAATGTATATTATCACCAATAAAATAACAACTACAAACGACATCCCTAGAAAGGATGAGCGTAATCTTCATATCTATATCAGGGCTGTTGAAGATCAATAATAGGGTGCTTTCTAAGTGTTCTAAAATAACTAATAAAACTGAAGGAGATAAATATACATGACACAAGAAACTAAACCTAATCGCCTGGTAATCCTATCTAAAGGTCTTGGCGCACGCTTTGAAAAAGAGTTCTTCCTACGGATTCAGGAAGCATTCCTTGGTGGATACCTAATTGCAGAAACAGACCTACGTGATGATGTTTCTATGCGTAACTTCCGTGGTCGTCAAGGACGCGCTGTAATGTACTTGAAAGGTACTGCCCCAGATAAGTGGACTCCAGCTACCCCAGCAGGAGAAGAAGAAGCGGTAAAAACCGAAGCACCTATTGTTAAAGAAGAAGTTAAAGAGGTCTCAACAGGTGCAGCAGAGAATAAACCTCTTACAGCTCTTGAAGAGCTAAAGACTCTTACTAAAGTTAAAGAACTTAACGAGTTCGCTGTTAAGCATAAAATAGTAGTTTCTAAGAGTGTAAGATCTATTAAGGATATTAAAGCGTTACTTCAGGTAGCTTTAACCTAGGATAACACAATATGGCTGATTTAGAGAAGGCAGAGTCTTCTAGTGCTGTGGTAACCCGACCCTTTACTGAGGTAGGTCAACCACAAATCCTAACATCTACCCGTTATATCCGAGACCAACGTAAAACTGACTTGGTTATGCCTAATAGTCTATGCTCTTTTGATAAGATGGTAGAGGACGATGCTGTAGCCAATTCTATAGACGTGACAAACATTTTAGTCACCACTGCAATGAATAACGGGCAGTGTGTTTCTCCTAGTGGAAGTGCTCCTAGTAAACTTGCAACAGACTTTCTAAACTACAATATCAGGAACCTAACTTCAGGTACTTGGTTAGAGTCTATGAATAATGCTGCTACAGACCTTCAATACGGATTTGCGTTACAAAACATTGTAGTAGAAATCCGAAGGACAGGCCAATTCGCTGGGATGAAGGTTCTTAAAAAGCTTTCTCCACGGGATCAAAAGTCTGTTTACGGTTGGGTATGGGATAAGAACATCCGAGACTTAAAGGGCTTTGTACAAAAACCTAATAGGGTTCAATTAAGAGAGCCTAGAGCCTCTGAGTTTCAAAATGGTATCTTACTATCAAATATCTCGAATGGGTTCTTAAGACCTCGCTACCCGTTCATTAGTACACAACAAACCTTATGGTTTAGACATAACCCTACTAATAATAGTCCTCAAGGCGACTCTCCTCTTAACCACATCTATGATGCTTGGTTGGAAAAGAAGCTTGTAGAACGCTATGAAGTAGTCGGTGTTTCTAAAGACCTCGGCGGTGCTGTAGTCCTACGTGTTCCTTCTGAAATGATAGAACGCGCTAATGACCCTACAACGTATCCTGCTGAAGCATCTGAGTATAAACAACTTCAAAAAGATGCAGCAGCCTTACACGCTGGGGAATCTAGTTTCATTGTTATGGTTTCAGATGTAGATGAAGTCACAAAGGTTCCTCTATTCGATTTTGAATTGAAAGGCATTGAAGGCGGCGGTAAGCAATATAACACTTCTGACATTATTGATCAGAAGCGTAAAAGTATTTATAACATGTTTGGAACTGGCTTCCTATTAACTGGTCAATCTGGGCATGGATCTAACGCTCTATCATCTAATCAAATGACTACTCATGACTACTATGTCAACCGTAGCGTTATGTGGAAAGAAGATGTAATTAATAACCAACTGATTCCACGACTACTCGCTATTAACAATATCAGATTAGACTGGAAGGATACACCCGTATTTAAAGCAGCTGACCCCTCTAAACCTGATCTAGATGTCATTAGTAAAGTTATCCAACGAGCTAAGTCAGTTGGCGGTATAACTCCAGAAGCCCTTGAGAAGCTGTATAAGGACGCTGGCTGGCCTACAGAGGGTATTGAAGACCTTAGCTTCGATGACGGTGATAAAAGCCGTGGTGGTGAGTCAGGGGGAACCTCAGGCACAGGAAGCTCCCAGGGCGGTAAGTCAGGTGGTTCTAACACTAATAATAGCGTTACTAAACAATTAATCGTAGACGGTGACAAACTCATTGACACCCTTACAGGTAAAGTTGTCAACATAGACGAACTAGATGAGCAAGGGGAATACAAGTAAATGACAGAAACAATTGAGAAGGCTACGGTTAGCGATCAGCGTAACTTACTAGCTAATGCGGAGAAAGAAGGTTGGATCACAGACTTTGACCTAGACGCAGGCTTAGTATTTATTGATCGTTGTGGTTCTGATGGTGAGTGTAAGACATTCAAACACACATTTACTATGACAGAGACTAAAGCTGAGATTAGTAAAGAAGGTGTTGAAGTTGTCCGTACAACAGACTTTAAAGTAGTTGAGAAGGCTGTAGAGGCTCCGATGACTGAAGGCACACTTTCTAAGTTCCTTGACAAATACTTCGGTAGCTCTAAGAAAGAATCCATTCAAGTAGTTAAACAGTTCGGTTCTGAAGACGACCCTATGTATGCCGTGGAACCCCTTTACGTTGCCCCTGGTGAGGTAGATGGACACGGTGACACTATGGCCCTTGAAGATATTGAGTCGATGGTTGAAAGCCTTAACAAAGCTAATGAAGAAGGTCGCTTACAAAGTGGTTTATTCCACAAACATAAGACAGACGTTTGGACACTGGATAAGGCTTGGGTAAACCCTGTTGAATGTATGATTGGTGATCAACTTGTTCGTAAGGGGCAACCAATCGCTAAAACCCTATTCACCAACAAAGTAGCATTTAACATGCGTATCAACGGTGATATAGCAGGTCTGAGTATTGGGGCCAGAGCTAAAGAGACTATTGACCTTACTAAAGATATTTCCGATATACAAGGTTCACCAGAGGCTACACGACAACTTGTTGGTGTTAACTTTGACTGGGCAAATCCTGAGCTAACGTACACGAGTCCTTCGCAAGGTGGAGCATGTAGTTTGAAAAACGAAGCATACGAAATTAACAAGGCCAAAAAAGCAACTATTGATGACCTTGATGAAGAACAAGCTAGTATCTTGAAAGATATTGGTGAAGACTTTATCTCACTTGAGAAACATTTAGGTGAAGATAATAACCAGACCCCTTCTTCCTCAGCTGAGGCTAAGGTTGGGGAAGATAACAAAGTAACTAAAGGTACTAATATGACTGACGTAACTCGTGAAGAGTTTGAAGACTTACAAAAGGCACTAGCAGAGTCTCTGGCAGTAAACGCATTAAGCGGATACAACTTTGAAGCTGATGTTAACAAGGCTATGGCTAGTGCTGTTGCTAAACTGAACGATGAGGACAAAGAAGCTGTTACAAAAGCACTTGACGTTCTTGTAGCTCGTACAGAAACTGAAGTAGATAAAGCTGTCGCTGCTAAGCCCAAAGAGGACTGTGAGCTTTCTAAAGCCCTTTCTGAAGAAGTCGGTGAAGGTGGTGAAGTAGAAGAAGCTGTTGAGAAGAGTCTTGCTCAACGCGCACTTGACGCACAAGATAAAATGAAGGAGGCAGTATAATGCCAGTTAACGCTACCGCTCGTAAATTCCTAACTGATTTGATCAAAGCTGTTGACACTTTCTCTGAAGATACTGCTGTTCGTTTTAACTTTGAGACAGTTGGAGTAGAAGGTACTGGGTCAATTGATAATATCGGTATTCCTCTAATCTGGAGTGAAGCTACTGACTCTTTTATAGTCCTTGCCGCTCCTGCTGACTGGGCTGCTACAACTGTCTATGCACTTGGAGATATTGTTAAGCCTGCCACTCGTGACGGTAATGAGTATGTCTGCTCCATTGCGGGTACTTCTGATGCAGCAGAACCTACATTTGCTACTACTGTTGGTGCTGAGACAGCAGATGCTACTGTAACTTGGACAACACGTAAAGCTTACGCGAGTGACACAGCAGGTACTACACCTCTTAATAATAAGGCTCGTATCGCGGTTACTGTAGGCGACCTGTTCGGGGTAGGCTTCAACAAGCAAGATACTGCTTTGTCTGCTACGCCTGTAAACATGACTGTGATTTATCGTGGTGAGGCTGCCTTGATTAACGAGGGCTTCATTTGGGGTTCTGTAGCTGCTGCTGACCAAGCCGAGTTCCTTTCAGCTCTGGAAGATGTTCGCATTACTACTATTGACAACGCAACAGTTGTTACACCTACATTTACTTCTTAATCTAAGGACTCTAACATATGAAAATTGAACAAAGCGGGATTGACTTTGATAAAGCTCTAAGCCCTGCACAAGGCAGTGATTTTGAGATGGAGGATGTTAGTCCTCTTGTCGCAAGAACACAGGTTAGCCCTGGACTGTTAACAGCACTCCTAGGTGGAACAACAAATGACGTATTCCTAGAAACTAACACCATTAAGTATGATGAGTTGGATGACACGGCTCAGTTACCTGACGGTAAAGCTTTTGATGCGTATGGCCCCGACATCCAAAAAGACAAACCTCGTCAGTTAATCTACGAAGTTGGTTCTTTTGGTTTACGTTCTAATGTGGCACCTAAAGACTACGCAAATAAGCGTATCCCTGGGACACAGGATCTAATGGACGAAGCCTATCTACTAGCTCGCATGAACATGAAAGCTGAAAAGGCTTGGACAATGTTAGATGAGTTAGCTTTTGCCCAACTCTTAACCTTGGATACAAATATCACTCGTGGTGGCCCTCAGCCAGTATACAACTACTACACGGATATTATCGGTGCTTCTCGTCCAGCTAAGATTACCATGAACTTGGCAGGGTCTGTGGATCACTTCCAACTGTTCGCTGAGCAACTGGACTTGTTGGAAACTGATGTTGAGAAGACTAACAATACCATGACTATGCCAGTTGTTATTTGTGGTAAGGCATTTTTCAATCAACGCCTAACTATCGAGAAGCAGGAAGGATTAGCTCGTGATATGCGGGGTATTCTTGATCTACAAACTATGGACGTACCTACTAGTAACTTCGGTTCTGGTAACGGTCGCTTCCAGTATCAGTGGTTTGATTCTTTTGATGGGCTGCGTTACATTCGTTATAGTGCCTCTATCCTAGGTACTAAAATGATTGCTGATAACGATGCGTATATGATCCCAATAGGTGCCGAGACGTTCTTGAAACGTGCATACGCCCCTGCTCAGACTCGTACTTACGTTAACACTACTGCTCAGAAGCGTTATGCTTGGAGTCGCGAACATGAACGTAATGGTTTTACAATGTCGCAAGAGTCGAATTGCTTACCTATTAATGTTAATCCACAATTGATACGAGCACTTGTTGTGTAAATCCTTATACATCAAAGACTTACAACGAGGAGGGGCTTCGGCTCCTCCCTTTACTAATAATTATTCTAAGAGTAGGTATTAGTAAGGGGTACAAATAATAATAACAGTATACCAGCAGCTAACTAACGGAGACAACTAATGAGTGTAATTGACAGGGCGCAACTCCTTACAGAAGAAAAGCTGTGGTTGCCAACAGATAACGTCCTAACAGATGCTCATATGAACTCAATTAACGAGTTTGTGATTGCTAATCAAATACCTGCCGATGATAATATTTATTTTGCTGAGGCATCATGTAAAGGTCTAAGAGCAATAGCCTTTGCTAACAAGTCAAAGTTCCAAGTAGATACTAAAGGTATAAAGAAAGAAAAAGTTGGGGATGTTGAGCTAGAGAAATTTGCATCGACAGGCACAGATCCTTGGGGAGACTTTATTAAGTCCTTAGTCGATCTTTGCCCTATCATAGGATTCAACGGCTTAAAGAATGCAGGCCCAACCAGTATAGGTATGCAGATTGTCCCAAGCGACATCTTCAGAATTACTGACGAAGCAAATATTAGTGACCTTGTAGAACTAGATATTTCTTGCCCAAGCATACCAAGCACACCCTCAGCATTAAGAGATGATACTGGAGACCTATTTCTCTAGTAAGATAAACAAGTAAAGGAAACCCTTCATGGTAGACACGATACCCGATGTTTTAGTTGATAAAGATGTATATGTTAATGTTAATACCCTTTCAGGGGTAGTAGCAGGCACAGCGTTGGTAATCACTAATAAATCCACTTCAAGAATCTTACTCCAAATAAGCAACGCTCAACCCGCTGCTGACTCTACTAACGGAGAATTACTACCACCACTACCTGCCTCAACAGCTATTAAGTTAATCACAGCACTTGAGAACGCAGTTTGGGCTAAGTCTATAGACGATATAGATGCACCTCTGAGCGTACAGGATAACTCATAATGTCTATTTTACCAACAGACGGTAGCTCAGCAAGTGAAAGAGTTACCCCAGAACAGAAGGCTACTTTACTACACTTTACATACAACAGCACCACAGATCGACTAGTAGCTAGTAGAGCTATCGAGACTGATCTAAACTCCTTCTACCTAGGTGGACAGCATAAGATGTCCTCTGGCGCAGAGAATATTTTCTTTACCAACATATCTTCAGGTGTTAACTATTGGCCTGCTTGGTGTGGCTTGAAAGATCAATCTATAGTGGCTAATCAAGATTCCACTGGTGTCTTTGCTCCAAGTGTACGTATACATTCTGATACAATGAGTACCACAGAATCTAATGGAATAGCAGCAGGATCTGGCGCAGTAGATTGTAAATATACGTTTACTGCCCCTACCGCTGGTTCATATTTCTCTGGGGAGTTTATCTCTGTTGATGAGATTACCCCTACTGAATGGCTCCATTATGAAGTGTTCTGGGGAGTTGATGACTTAGGCACAATGATCTACATGCAAGACAACAACGGGCATACCGTAGCAGCAGGCGGTACGATTAAAATGCAGTTTGATCACCCGCTGGATATTACAGCAGGAGATCCTGTTACTGTCGTGATGTATAGACGTACAAGTGCTGATGATGTATCTCTCAGTTACCTACAAGTTGAGCCAGGTACTACCAACCCCTCTGAACCGTATACTAAGTATGAGCTACGCACCTTTACTGATGAGGTAGTCACACACTCTGGTTTAGTAGCACCGTTTAACGAAATGCTAGGTGATGAGACAGGGCTAGTTTTGCACGTACCTTTTACAGAAATTGGAACAGATGCAACACAGTATGACAGAAGTGAGAGTGCTTACACCCTTACTAACTTTGGCTCTCCTGTTATAGCAGCTGACTACGGTCAATACGGGTCTGGTGCATATTTCAATAGTGCTAACACTACTTTCCTCTCTACCCCCGACAATTTACCAACGCTAGCTGAATGGTCATTGGAAGTTGTGTTTAATGCAATTGACTCCACTAGAACCCTACTGCTTGCTTCAGATGAAGGTGGGTTTTCTAATGACTTACTGTTCGGGATTTCACCTAGCACCAGTTCACTCCCTAATAAGATTGGTATAGAGATACAGGCAAACGGGGCATACAACAATATAGATGACACCATTGATATTGTAACAGGTGAGTGGTATCACGTTGTAGCTACGTATGATGGCACCACAATGCACCTTATTGTAAATGGGGAGGTGAAGGCGAGTCTTACTGAGACCAACTTAGGTATTTCAGCAAATACTTGGGGAATTGGGGGTCGCAATGAAGTTGGGTCATATCCGTTTAATGGGTACATGGATTACGCTAAAGTCTATTCCAGAGCACTATCGTTAGAAGAGGTTAAAGCTCACCACATGCGTCGTGGCGGTAATAGTGTTGTTAAATCTGATAACTTTAAAGTTTTTGACACAGCAAATAACCTAATAGCAGCAATCCAATCTGTAGTTGGCGGCTCCCAGTTCGTTGTACAGAATAAAACACCAACTGACTTGGTACTGTATTCAATGCAGGCATCCACTGGTGATCATAAGCTAGATACCATGTATCAGGAGACTGGGGATGTGGTTAATCTGGATGCTGACGTAGTAGACTTCACTGTCAGGAATATAAAGACTGGTGGAGATATGTCACTCGCTACAGCAGGCGGGGCGTTGGCGTATAGTGACGGCACTAGGGATAGAGTGTCTGTAGATGCTACAAAGACAGAGTTAGTCTCTGCGGATGGTGGAAAGTTACTATCATTAAATAATGCAGGTAGAGCTGAGTTCATAGACACAGGAGATTCATTTGGAGCTAGTGGGTTAGAGTTTACAAACCTACAACCTTCTGGTTTTGCTGGAGTACAATTTGTAGGTGAAACTGATACTGGTTACCTTGGACACTTCAACTCAACTAATAGGGGGCTTTTCTATGATTATGGCGATGCAATTGAAATGGGTGGTGGAGCCTCTGGAAAGCACTTTTTTATAATTGACTTCACTATTCCTGATGGTCAGGTTGTTATAGGGCGTGAAGAAAGTTCCAATACACATGTTGTTGTAGACAGATATGCCTTTACCGTAGAAGCTGGGGTTATTGACCGTCTAGAGATTGATGCTACCGCCTCTAAACTTTCATCTCCTGATGGCACTAACTCTGTGCTGGTAGACAACACAGCTTTCGCTTATAACAACGGTACATACGATTTAATAAGTGCAACGGCTACAGGTGTTCAGATAAAGAGTCAATCAGGAGCTGACAATCTTTGGCTTGATAATAACACTCTTGAATACCATGATGGTACAACCACACGTATAGATGTTAATGCGGATGCCACTTGGATGTTAGACCAACAAGGAGGTGGCTTCAAGTCCTTCCATAACGGTACTCAAGCGACAGCTTATTATGCTATCCATGATAGTGTACGAGAGCGGTTACACATTGCGAATGCCTATACTAAGTTTGTGTCACCAGATGGCGGTACAGATATACAGATTGAGAATGGTCGGATAGAGTGTAACTCAACAACCGCAGGTTTTATGTTACCTCGTATGACAACGACTCAACGTGATTTATTGACTTCTGCTGATGGTATGATGATATATAACACAACAACAAGTGTTTTCAACTTCTATGAGAATGGAGTTTGGGTAGCTAAGGCTAACGTATAACCTTATAACCTTCCCCTCTTCGGAGGGGTTAGGGTTTAGCCCTTCTTTTTCATATGTCCACACCACCAACAAGGAACACTTATGGGAATTGTTAAACGTACAATAACCTACCCAGATGGTCGGGTTATCGAAGAAATAATTGATATGACCAAAAAGGTAGCGAGTAAAAAAGATGGCACTAAAAGTAAGCCTAAAGAAACAAGGAAACCAGCTCGAAAAGCTCTCACAACAACTTCTAAGTCTTAATAACGCATTTGTAGAGGTAGGTCATTTTAGCTCACAAGGTAAACATGCTTCAGGCTTTACATACCCTGAGCTAATGGCTATTCACCATGCAGGTAACCCTGAAACGGATCTTCCCGCTAGACCTGTGTTAGACATACTCTTCTTCAGGCGTAGAAAGCTAACAGCTCCTGTATTACGTAGAGCATTTAAACTATGGAAGGGTAGAAAGCCAGGGAACGGTTCAGACGGGATGCTTTTAGATGATATTGGTAAGTTCTTCAGAGAAGAAGAACAGAAAATATTCGGAAGTCCTTCTCTAGTTCCTAACGCTGTTCCTCCTAAGGAATCCAACAACCCCCTTGTAGACACTGGCGACCTAAAATCAAAAGTAGCTTACAGGACTTCTAAAAACAAACAAGTAAAGGAAGCATAAATGGCTCTCAAATTAATGCGAACCTCTACTCTAGTTATTAAACGTGATGGAGGTAGTGGATTCTGGGATGAGAAAGGTCGCTGGGTAACTCCCACACCAGTAGACATTACAATACAATGTAGCATCCAACCTTTCAAGATGGGGGCCAATCAGCTTATATTACCTTCTGGTAAAACCGCCTCGGATGCTCGTATTATCAGGACTACAACCTCTCTAAATACCTCTGATCAGTTTAGCAAAGAACTTGCTGATACCACAACTATTGAGGGTCAAAACTACTATGCGATGGCTGTAGAGAACTGGAACTTATCTGGGTTATCAACTGATCATTTCAAAGCCTTGTTTATTCGGGACGATCAAACTACTAACGGAGGGTTGTAATGGCGATAGACTATGACGCTATCCTAGACAAGTTTATCTTAGTAGCAAGAGAAGCGTTACCAACAGAGTTGTCCCTAATAGGTGCTAATGCCGATCTCCCCGCAGTTATAAGGGCTAGACAAACTGGCCCTAAACCAGGTTACTCTTATGTAACTATTGATGTACTAGATACTCAAGATGAATCTGGCTGGCTCTATTCAGAGACTATCAATAGTAGTGATCAGACTGTTTATGAAACAACTAAACAGCTCCTACTAAATTACCGAGTCTATGGTGGTAACGCTATCAGCATAGCTCAGAAGCTTCATGGATTCTTTAGGTTAAACAGAGTTCTTGGAGATATAAGAAACACTACAGGAGGGTCTGTAGTTATTGTTGATAGTATAGACTCACTGCCAATTCTACTTACAGATGACTATCTAGAATCTGCGTCTTTCAATATTACTTTTAATATTATAGACACCTTCGTCGATACTTCGGGATCTGACAGTTTCACAACTGTTCATTTGGACGGCACTATTTACAATATTAGTACCGATGATCCAACCCCACTCATTGTAGATATAACTGTACCAGAACCTTAGCATGTTTAAGAAAGGAACCACAAGTATGATCGTAAAAGAACACCTACCATTAATTAAAGGAGAACTCTGTTAATGAGCCTTCAAGATATTGTCACAGTAACTATTAGTCTACAGACCGCAGCAGTCTCCCGCGCAGGTTTTGGGACTCCCATTTTCATTGGTGAGCATCGTTGGTTTACTGAACGTGTTCGCTCCTATCCTAACATAACTGCCGCCTCAGCAGACCTACCAGCGGGTTCTAATGAGTTGATTGCTGTGAACTCAGCCTTCTCCCAAGAGATTCCTCCAAGTGTTGTCAAAGTAGGTCGGCGTGATGTAACCCTCTTAACCTATACTCCCGATGCTGTAACAGCTATTGGTGAGGTTTTTGAGATTACAGTAGTCGGCACTGACAACGTAACTATAGCAGCTTCATTTACTACCGCCACTGGCTCTGAAACACCTACAGAGGTTGTAACAGCACTATCTACAGCCCTATCTGGTATTGTTGGTGTTACCGTAAGTGGTACTGCTACTTTGACATTAGCAGAGGCTACCCCAGGTACTCCGTTTGCTGTAACTAAGATTACTAAGTTAACTCAAACTACTACAGCCACTGAAACTGCTGCTGCTGTGATTACCGCAATCACTGAGATAGATAATGATTTCTATTTCATTACCTCTAATGACCAGACTCAAGTTTTTATCCTAGCGATGGCTGCTGTTACAGAAGCACTTACTAAGATCTACTTTGTATCTGTAAAAGAGGAAGCTGCTCTTACTGCACTGGAAATACCTGCTGCTTCTGGTGACACTCTTGGTAAGCTTGCCGAAAGCAACTTCTTCAGAACCTCTGGTTGGTTCCACCAAGATGCAGACACTAAGTTTCCTGAGATGGCTTTCGTTGCAATCGCTGCACCCTCCACACCAGGTAGTAAGGTATGGGCCAATAACAGGATAGCTGGACTAGCTGCCTCAAGGGACGCTACAGGTAAGAATCTTACGTTCACACAGAAGAACAACCTTGATACACGTAACGCTAACTGGATTGAAAGCGTAGGTGGAATTGATATTACACGGAGAGGTAAGGTAGCAGGTGATGAGTGGATTGATGCAATCCGTAACCGTGACTTCTTAGAAGCACGTATTACAGAAGGCTTGCAGAACCTACAGATTAACCAACCTGTTATTCCTTATACAGATAGTGGTATCGGAACAGTACGAAACACAGTTACATCGGTTCTAAGCCGTTCGGTATCTACTTCAACAACTCCTTCTATCCTACAAGAGAGTAATCCGTATACAACTAACTTCCCAAGGGCAGCTGACGTACCTTTTGCTGAAAAGCAACTACGAGAGTTAAACGCCTCGTTCGTAGCGTTCTTAGCGGGTGCTATCCAAATCACAAAGATCACGGGTGTCCTTACCTTTGATAACCTAGCGTAAAACGGCTTAACTGCCCTACTAACATAAACTATAAATATGAGAGTTCTTAACAAACTCTCAAACACTTAAAGGTAAATCAATATGGCACTCCCTGTATATTCAAGCCGTAATGTGACGATTTCGTGGGGCGGGGTTGCTCTTGGAGCGTTATCTCCAGACGCTTTCGTTACGTTTTCACGCAGCGCAGATATTACGGACGAAGAGGTTGGTTCTGATGGCAATCTATCTATCTCTATCTCCCCTGATAGGACAGGATCTTGCACCTTGTCTTTTCAACAGAACTCAGACTCTAATCGTATACTGTCTGGTGTACTACTAGCACAAGAGGCTAACGACACCTTCATAACTGCAAGCCTAAGCATCATAGACCCCTCTGGTAGTGTTATCGCTCTGCTAACAGGTAGTTACATCAAAACAGCCCCAGAAGTCATCCTGGGCCTCACAGCAGCAGGACAATCTAAAGACTGGGTTTTCTTCTGCGAGGGTATGGAATTTGCTTCTGTACCTGAAGGGGTTGCTGCTGACTCAGATGAAACAGCACGGGTACTTAACGCTATTACAACAATCTTAGGCAACGTCTAAGACTAAGAAAAGAAGGGGACGTTAGATCCCCTTTTACTAATATTTAGGAGGAAACTAAATGAACGATATTGAAAAAATTGCACAATCAACTCTAGACCAAGCGGGTGTACATTCTACAACTATTAAAGGAACTGTTTACAACATTGATCTATTACCTGCCACACAATCACTTGCTGTAGCTACACAATTACTTAAAGTGTGCTTACCAGCAATAGGTGCGTACTTCGATGGAACAAAGAGAGAGGGGTTAATACTACCTGAAGAGGACACATTATTCGCTGATGTAAGTTCACTTTTAGTAACCCAGCTTGATAAGGTCAGCATCCTAGACCTTGTAACCTTGCTAACACAAAACATCAAGAAGAAAGGAGTAGTCGTAGATGTAGATGAAGAGTTCAAAGGAAACTTAGGAGGCTTAATAGCCTTACTTGAGTTTGTGCTTAAAGAGAATTGTGGCTCTTTTTTCGTAGACTATCTCCAGAACAAGGGTATATCCCTGCCTTCGATGGGGATGGAAGTGAGCAAGGAAGGAACACCCTCTTAGTTAGAGAAGCTATGAAGAAGGCTTCCCTTACCGAAGCAGATTGGGTTTTTTACGGAGTGTTATCTTCCAAACATTGCCCTATAAAAGATATACGTATCTTAAAAAATGAGTATTCACTCCCTGAGTTTCTTAAGCTTAAAGAGTATGTGGAGATGATGACAGATTTGGAAATCGCAGCCCAGAAAGACAGTGAATCCAAAACATAATCTAAAGTTTAAATAGGGAAAGGGTGTAGCAATGACAGTTGATGTTGTTAACGATTGGGTAATACGTGTCGGAATGGATACCTCCCAAGTTCGTAAGGGGACTAAGGAGATACTAACCCCCCTGAAACAGGCTAACAAGAAGATAGAAGACTCTCTAAAACGCCAGAATGCTTTGGAGTCAAAACGATTACAACTTCTACGAGCTATCGAACGTGCTAGGGGGATAGGTCTAAAAACCCAAGGCTTCACCCAGTCGCTACGGGGGGGTAAAATCCCTCAGTTAGAGAAAAGACGTTTAGAGCTTGAAAAGCTTATAACCCTAGAGCGAAAGAAGCAAAAAGAAGTAGCTACTAAGCAGGCAGCTAAAGACCTGATAGCTAGACAGTCAGCTATAGAAGCTAGACAGGCAGCTAGACAATCAGCTATAGAGGCTAAGCAGGCGGCTGCTAAGGTTAAAAAGCAACCTTCTGCCTTCGGTCTAGCAGATGAAAGACAGTTAAAACTCGCTAACTCTATCGACACTGTAATGAGGAAAGCGGGTAGGACAATTGGAGTTAACTCAGAAGAGTTTAGAAAACTCAACAGTCGCGCTCAAGAACTAAAAAGCACTATCTCCAGTATCTCTTCACGTACAGGACTGGAGAGGCTTAACAACCAGATAGTAAGACTTAGAGAGAATGTTAACTCAGCAAGCTCTGCTATGCGCTCTCAGAAGTCCGTAGGACAGAGTTTAACAGCTAGTATGAATAATCTAGCAACAAGCTATCTCTCTGTCTTTGCTGCTATTGAGGGTGGTCGAGCTATCCTACAAACAGGTAGTAAGTTTGACTCGCTAAGCGCATCCTTACTTGCTGCTTCAGGTGGAGTAGAAGCTGCTGCTAGAGACTTTGAGTTTATCAAAGGGATCTCCAATGAAATGGGGATCAGCTTGTTAGTAGTAGCTGATGGTTACCGCCAGATTGGTGCTGCTGCTAGAGCCTCTGGGTCATCCTCAGAGGTTATGAACAAGCAGTTTAGGCAAATGACTAAACTCTCTAGAGCCTTTGGTCTCACCGCTGCCGATTCCAGCTTAGTAATGCTTGCTTTTCAGCAGATGATTTCTAAGGGTGTTGTAAGCTCAGAAGAACTTCGTAGACAGTTAGGTGAACGTCTTTTCGGTGCAGTTCCTCAAGCGGCTAAAGCCCTAGGGGTAACTACTCTTGAACTAGACAAAATGTTAAGAAGTGGACAGGTAGTAACTACAGAGTTCTTACCTAAATTCTTAGATCAAATGGAAAGCTTTGTTGATGAATCTGGGGCTTATGAAGCATCGTTAAAGACAATAACCGCTGCTAACCAAAGATTTACTTCTTCTATTCAACTGGGGATTATTGATTCATTTGATGCTGGGCTTAAGTCTGGATTAGTAGGTTTCTTAGATAGATTAACTGAGAACATAACCCAGCTAACCCCAATATTTAAGATTTTTGGGAGCGTTGTGGGTACTGGTCTCAGTGTCATTACTGCCACACTAGATATTCTTTCTCCTATTTTAGAAATTGTTTCTCAGAGCTTGGCAGGTCTTGTACAAATCTTTGAGGAAGCCTTTAACCTAGAAAAGTCCTCTGAAAATATCTCAGCATTGAGCGTAGCTATGAGAGTTCTAGCTGGGTCTCTTTTATTCTTGGTAGGTCATATACAAGGTTTTCTAGGGTGGTTACAAGCACTTATCAACGGCTCGGAGAAGCTTGAAGGCGTATGGAAGCTACTACGTCAGGTAATAGGTGTCTTTGCGGGTGGGGGATTAATCCTTGCATTTCTAAGACCTATTAAGACCCTTAAGATGTTAGGTAGTATTATCTCTGGGGTGATTAAAAGTGTCCTACGTTTATTAGGGCTAATGGATAAAGTGGATGGGAAGGGAGGTAAACCAAGTAAGCCAGGTAAACCAGGGAGTAAGAGAGGAGCTACCAGGATTACTAGGGGTGCTCCTCCTCCAACTAGCTTAAAAACTAAAGCGATAACAGGGGCTAAGTTTGCTGCCAAAGGACTAAGCAGGTTGGCTGGCCCCTTAGCAGCCTTCTCACTTATTGAAGAAGCAGCTTCAAGCAACATTGTTCAAGGTGCTACAAGGGTCTTTAGCTCAGATGCACGAGAGAAGTTCGCTAGGGAGCTGGAGGCTAACCCCCATTTAAGGAAACGGGAAGCCTCCACAGTAACCACGACTAACGAGATCACTATAAACCTAGAGGCACCTAGTGCTGACGCTAGAGAAGTATCAGTTATGGTAGCTGAAGAGGTTCGAGATGTGTTGAGTGCGAATAACGCATCTCTCGCAACAGTTTAAAGGAAGCCTATGACTATATACTATATTCTACCGCAGAACTCTAATGAGCAAATAGCACTAGACGCAACACAGACAGTGCAGTTAGATGAAACTGGTAAGACCACTACCCTTCCCTTGGAAACAGGGGAAGAGGTCACTGACCATTACATTAACGGTAACACTAAAGTCTCTATGGCTGGGGTTATTTCAACAGCTAAGTCTGCTGGTAATATCACTAACAGGTCTCCAGAAAGTTATATTAATGCTATCAGGGAGCTAAAGAAGTCTGGGCAGCCTTTCTCTATCCATTTTTCTGATAAGATAAACCCACTCACTAACTGTGTTTTTGAAAGTCTTTCAATATCTCAAAGTGTTAGAAACGGAACAAGGGTAAGTAACGGATCTTCCTCTTACAAGGTTACTTTCTCAGTAAAGCAAGTAAGAATCATTAAAGCTGCTCAAGTAGCGGTTGAGAGGGATAGTAGAGTTGTTGACTCTTTCTCTGATAAGGAGGTTACAGGTAAGTCTACTCAGCCACCTAAAGATGAAAGGAATCTTCTACAAAGGAAAAGTGAAGCAAACCTAGCAGCTAGTACCCTTCTCTTTGAGGCAACCTAAATGGCATTAACAATTGATACACCTACAGCACCCTGGGCAGACCAGTCGCTAACTCTAGGTGGGAAGAAGTACACGTTCACCTACTCATACAATGAAAGGGACAGTAGGTGGAGACTTGATATTTCTTTAGCGGGGGCTGCCGTTATTTCTGGGGTCAAGGTTATGGAGAATCAATTCCTCCTTGGTAGGTACATTCTGCCAGACTTTGATCACGGAGATATAGTTTGCGTGAGGTTTGAGGATGACGGTAATCCAGTCGGAAGAGATAACCTAGGACTAGGTAAACCTTATGTATTACAGTATTACACAAATGATGAACTAGCTCTTTTGGAGGGATAATGGCTACTGAAGTTTTTGGAAGAAAGTATTCTCTCCGTATAGGGAGTATAACTAAGTTAGCTCCTGAAGATGTGCTAGCTAACGTCCTTGACTTCTCCCCATTGGAAAATGTAGTAACGGGGGGAGTGCTTAAGAATAACAGTGAACAAGAAGGGTACAGAGATTATGTATCTGTTCCTCCAGAAGAAAATGTGATAGAGATAACAGAGCTTCACATAGAAACTACAGTAGAGTTAGGAACTAATGCTAAATCTAGCGTCTCTGGTGCTACTATTAAATTAAGAATATTCAACCTCAGTAAAGAGTCTCAGAAGAAGATAAAAACAGATGACTCAGTTATCTTACGGGCTGGGTATGAACAAGATAAAGAACTTCCTCTTATCTTTGCAGCTCAAGTAATAACTACTAAAACCCGCAGGGAAGGTGCTAACATTGTTACTACCATTACTTGTGGGGACTCTTTTACCCTTAGGAAGAACCTACGGATCTCTAAGACCTACCCAAGGGGAACTACAAAGAGGGCGGTAATTCAAGACTTGTTAGACCAAGCAGCAAACTATGGAGTACCTACAGGGGAGTTTTTTGTACCCTCTATCGAAGAAGAGATAAGCTTACTCCAAACCTCTGCTAGTTTAGTCTCTACTGCAAAGTACAACCCAGCGAAGGGCGTAGCTAATCTTAGGATAGATGCAACTTTTGATTCTGGTTATGTTGTACACGGTATGTTATTTGAACAGCTAGCAAAGACCTGTGATAACATTGATTTCCGCTCTTACCTACTACACGGATCTTTATATGTAGAGCCTATAGAGTTCCGTACCAAGCAGACTACTGTAGAGATAACTGGAGAATCTATTATAGGTTCTATAAGGGAGGAGGATGATACTACCATGCACCTGAAAGGAGACTCCCTGAAGCAGCGAGGGATAACTTTAACAGTACCTCTTAATGGTAGAATAACAACAACAGCACTAATAGTAGTCTCAGACATAGAGGAATCTGACTTATCTGGTGGTTACTCTGTAGTTTCTATGAAGCATATGCTCAGTTTAGAAGTTGGGAACTGGGTAACAGAAATATCATGTAAGCGAGTATCATAATGGCAGCAACCACCTTTGAAGATATATTTGTTAGACTATTCAATCATAATCTTAATAGTAGCATCTATACATCTATCCCTGCTGGTGTAGTTAGCGTCAGCACTTTTGAAGCAGAACAGACTGTAGATGTGAAGCCCTTAATAAATAAAACTTATGATGACGGGGTTATCCTAGCTCTTCCGAATATACTAGCTGTACCTGTGGTCTTTCCTTCTGCGGGAGGAGGAGCGTTAACCTTCCCTATTAGTGTCGGAGATACGGTTCTGCTAGTGTTCTCTATGAGGAGTATGGATGAATGGCTAGAGGGTGAAGGTTTTTCCGTTACCCCTGTAGACCTCAGGACTCACTACCTGAATGATGCGGTAGCGATACCAGGTTTGTATACTAAAAAGTCACATCTAAAACCCAATACAACAGATGTGGAGCTTAAGTTTAAAGAGCAATCAATAAGACTAGCCGCATCAGGGGATATGGTACTTAGCCAGGCTAACGGTAAAAGCTTGACGTTAAAACCTTCAGGGCAGGTGCTGCACCATAGTGGTGCACAAATCACAGATGACGGGGACTTTATAACAGCCTCTGGTATCTCTTTGAATAACCACCCTCACGCTGGGTCTCCTTCTGCGCCATCAGGCCCAGTTTCAAATACGGGAGTACCCCTGTAGTGGCAAAGGATATATTTTTAAACCTAGTAACAGGTGATATAGACCTTACTAACAAGTCTATGAGGCTAACAAGCTCTATCCCTGAAAGTTCTAGGCAACAAGTTCAAATTGACCTCTCTACCTTCTTAGGGGAGTGGTTCGCTAATATCTTAGCAGGTATTCCATATTTAGCTAATGACAATAACCCTGTACAGCTTCTGGGCCAGTCAGAGACGATTAACTTCGATATAGCTATCAAAGGTAACATCCTAGCAAGAGAAAATATAACTGAGATTAGTGTATACGAATCTTCTTTTGATAGAGCAGAAAGAATACTAACAGTAAGTTTCACTGCTATTACAAGCACAGGTGAGGAGATTGTAGTTGTGAATCTCCCAATAGGAATCTAGGAGGAACACCCTTGGCAGGTTTAGACGAAAATGGGCTTACGATCAAGCGGCTCCCAGAAGTTCTTGCAGATATAGTTGTATCAGAACAAGAGAACATTGATCCAGATATTTCAACAAGAGACGATGAGTTATTAGGGCAGCTTAATAACATTGTAGCAACCCCAATCGCAGATGTATGGGCGTTAATTCAAGCTGTGAACGATAACTTCAACCTTTTAAAAGCAGAAGGTAAGAACCTAGATGACCTAGGTGTGCTAACAAGCACAGTCAGACAAGCGGGAACTAAATCTTCAACCCCAGACCAGCAGTTTTCTGGTAACAACGGAGTAACTGTTCTTGCTGGGACTATCGTACAGAACCCAATCACTTTAGACAGATTCATCGTAGCTAACAATATTAGCATTAGCGTGGGTTCCTGTATCTCTGCTAAATACTCTGTTGCTTCCGTTTTAGATACTGAGTTATACACTCTCTCAGTTAATACTACAGAGTATACATATACAACAGGAGTCAGCGCAACAGCCCTAGAAATTTTAAATGGACTCAAAGCGGCTATTGATGCTGATACCGCTGCAACTTGGTCATCCGAAGTAGATACGGGGGAAGAGCAGCTAGCTATCACAACGGCTGGTGATGATATAAGTATTGTAACTATCACATTCTTGCTAGCTGATGAAGTTACAGTATCTGGCCTAGCGGAAGCAGAGTTTGAAGGTGAGGTAAGTGCTCCCTCTAACTCTGTAAACACCATAGTTACTAGCATCGCTGGCCTTGCATCCACCACTAACCCAAGTGCGTATATCATCGGTAGGCTGAGAGAGACTGACGAGGAGTATAGAGCAAGAATCTTAGTTAGCCAACAGTCTAGCGGAAAAGGTACTGTAGAGGCTATACAAGACGATGTTAGTAACGTTGCTGGGGTAACCACGGCAAACGTGATGGAGAATGACCAAAGCGTTACAGACCTTGACGGTAGACCTCCAAAAAGTTTTGAAGTTACTGTTCAAGGTGGAACGGATGCAGAGGTAGCACTAGCAATTTGGATTTCCAAACCTGCTGGTATTGAAACGTTCGGCACTACCTCTACAAATATAGAAGACTCTAGTGGTAACCAGCAAACGATCAATTACACAAGACCTCTTCCAGTCCATTTAGCAATCTTGGTAGAGTACACTAAGTACGATGAGGAGAGCTTTCCCGCTGGCGGTGAGGCAAGTATAGCATCTACGGTACAAAGCCATACAGATGGTTTAGGGCTTGATGAAGATGTAATACCATCTAGGTACTTTGGCCCTATTTATGCGGGGACAGAAGGCATTAACAGCCTTGTTGTTAAAGTCCAAGTTCTTGCTAGCCCTGGAGACCCAATTGTACCTGCTAGCTGGCAGACAACTAAGCTTCCAATTAGCTTTAAAGAATTTGCTAGTACCACAGGTACTGATATTACTGTAACGGAGGTGTAAATGGCACTCCCGACCACGAAAGACGTTGTAGGTGAAGGTTTAAACCGCCTCATCAACCAATGGAAAGATAAGCCAGTAGTTCAAGGGTTACTTAAGTCCTACTTAGAGAATATTCAACCCTTAGAGGATGCCAGCTTCCAACTGTTAGATGAGAGAGGTATACACTCAGCCATCGGAGAACAGCTTGACATTTTAGGCTTACTGGTGGGTGAGTTAAGAAGAGGGCGTGAAGATGAAGAGTACAGACAAGCAATACTAAACAGAATCGCGCTTAACAAATCTGATGGAACGCCCGAAGTGATTCTAGAAATTTTATCAGCTATTACACTAACCCCACTACCGCACCTATGGGAGCATTACCCTGCAAATATACACGCTTTTGTAGACAGGAACGTCTCAAATGAAACAGCAGCCACGTTAGGCGATGCTAGCCCAGCTGGGGTTAGCACGAGGTTAATGTTTGATAGATTGGGTAACTCATTCAGAGGTGCTGACATTGTTAGCGCGGCATTCGACTTAGTATTAGAGAATCTGGACGAGTTAGAAGTAGATGATGGCGTAGAAATTGCGGTGTTAGGAGTTACTAGTAACAAAGTAGTACCGCTTAGTACCAACTCTTTTTTGCCTGATCTGTTAAACATACAAACAATAAACCCCCTTTGCGAAGTTATAGATGATAGAAGCTTTAATGCAGAGGTTGGAGATTTACTGTTAGAGAATGACGATAACCTTGCCCTTGAAAACGGGGACATTTTAGGTTACCAAATAGTGGAGGAAATGTAAATGGCAACTCAACCAACGCTCTACCCTGAGTGGGCTTCTAATGATGAACAACAGACGGTAGACCTTGAAGGTGACGAGGTACTAACAGTAGTGGATAATAAAGTAGAACCTACTGAAGAGTGGAAAGCTTCTGGTGAAGAGTTCCAAGAAAACTTACCAAGACAATATATAAACTACCAATTTGACCTAATCAATGACTGGGTTACCTATTTTGATCAAGGGGTTGTAGGGGATTACAAAGTGCTTGGCACCGCTGAAACTCAAACCACAGTTGAGGTTAGATTCAAAGGTACTTGGTCTGACCTTGGAACCGACACGATAGCTGGTGAAACCATACGCTTATTTAAGAAAATAGCTTAACAGGAGAATATTATATGGCTACAAGACAAATACCAGAACTACCAGCTAGTGTTGGATTACAAGATACTGATTTACTAATCACAAGGCAGGGAGCTACTGATAAAAATTTAACAGGGGAATTATCTAAACAGGGGCATGGGGGTATCATACCTTGGGTTGCAACTTTTAATTTTCTGAAAGATGGGTACACAACCTTCAACGGTGTGCTATACCTCTGCTTACAAGATAACCTAAACCAAGACCCTGAAGTCTCCCCGTCTCAATGGGAACCCCAATTAGCTTTTACAATTGCCACCCAAAATGAAGCAGAAACAGGGACAGATAATACTAAAGGTATGACACCCTTACGCGCCCACGAAGCCTTCCAACAGTATGGGTTAGGGGTTACCCCTGGCACCTCTATTACTGATTTAGACGCTCAATTTGAATCTGGATTCTTCAGTTTTACTACGGGAGCCACAGGAGCACCCACGTCTTTCGGAAATGTGCTGGTCATTGCTGGCCCAGACGCGCAAAATGGGTGTACTCAAATCACAACTAGGCAAACACCCGCACCAACTACCTTACAAACTCAGATTAGACACTATGATGATGGGGCATGGCAACCGTGGAGGGAATTTTGGCATAATGGAAACCTATCAAGCGGTCAGATATTTGACGCTCGTGTAAATTTTGTAGGCACAGGGACTGTATCAGTTCGTAGTGCCCACAATGTGTCGTCTGTTACCGATCATGGGACAGGAGAGTACTCAGCAAACTTCGGGAGTGCTGTACCTACAAATAGTACTGTCCTACTTGGATCATCTAGGCAAGCGGCTGTATCTGTTTTTAGTCAACAAGGGTTGGTAGCACTGAACGGCACAGTATCAAATACTACAAACAGTGTTAGAATTATTTGTAGTGCAAACACATGGGCAGCTGGTGTTGCTGACCATGATACAGTCTGCATTGGCGTAGTAGGGGATTAAAAAGATGGCTAATCGAATTATTTATAAAGATGATAGTGGTGATGTTCAACAAGTAGTTCCGACTCAGTGGGGGTTAGACCAAGTAGGGGGAGACATTGATAAAATAGCACAGAAGGATGTACCTCATGGGAGACCTTACAAAATTATAGATGAGTTAGATTTACCTATCCGTGATGGGTATCGAAATGCGTGGGACGTTAACAGCGGAGACCTCACTGATGGTGTAGGTTCTGCGTCACACGTTATGGAGGACTTTGTATGATTACTTTAGACCCCGACAAGAAAAAAGGTATTGATGCACCTAAAATTAAGCAGCAACGCGATAACGAGCTTGCTGCACTTGTTCACGATTTTGGAGACGGTCGCATTATACAAACCCGCTCTGAAGATGAAAGCAATATTCGTAACGCTATAGAAGTCATGGAATCTACTAGTCTGGTATCCGTAAATTGGCGTATGGAGGATAATAGTATATCTGCGGTTACTACAGATGAACTTAAAATAGCACTTGCATCGAGCCAATTGGCAGCTATGTCAATTTGGGCTGACTACAACTCAGATGTCTAACGGTTGTGGCCCTTCTTGGATGCCTCGAAAGATGAAGCCAGTGTTATTTGATTGGTTCTTCGAGGCTTCCTGCAACAAACATGATGAAGGGTATTCAGAGGGTGGTGATGAGCTTTGGCGTTGGTATTGTGACGCTAGGTTCCTGCTGGCAATGCTAAAGGATATACAGAGGCTACCTTGGTACTTCAAACCTTTTGCATTGGTTGAGGCTATCGCATTTTATTTTCTAGTTATCCTCTTCGGTTGGAGTGTGTTTAACTATACTTAGTATTTTAATAATAGAGGAAACAGGGTACTATGCTACCACTTGATGATTTAATAGGTTGGTTTTTCAAAGTGATAATTGCAGGGGTTATGTCATTCTTATGGTGGGGTAAGAAAGAGGATAAGAGGCTGTTAGAAGCACACACTGAAGAGATTGTTAAACTTAAGTCTACAGCCGTTACTGAAGATAAGGTAAGGGAGATTGTTACTGAGGTTACTTCGGCAGCAATAAACCCAATGATAGAAACTATGTCTGAGATTAAGCATATGGTTTCAGATAATATGGAGATTACTAAAGCTATGCAAATCAAAATGGCGGAGCAAGAGGGATACCAAAAAGCTGTTAAGGAAATAAACTCACACTCGTAGGTTTCTAAATGGTGTATGTGCTTACATTGCTATTCATAGCTCCTTTTATTGATAGGAAGGAAAGCAGATGGTTCATGAGTGCTTATGCGTTTATCTTATTATTTACTAGAGAGCTTCGTGTTCTTTATGATATAGTTGGACTAGACTTCTTTTTATTTACTTCGTATACCCAGATTATCTGTATGTGTATAAGTATACTCCTTTTAGATGGGAAAGAGAGAAAAGCCTCGGTTTGTTTGTTCCTTATCTACGCAGTGTACAACATCTGTATTGTTGCCTGGTGGGGATACTTCCCTCTATTATTCTACCCTTGGGTAGCACTAGGGGTGGTACTACTCCAAACAATGGTAGTAACCTTTAAGGAGCGAGGTTTGATTAAAAACACCCTCATACTCATTGTGGCAGTTACTGTAAGTTTCACAGCATCTAGGTACATTTAAATATAATATTAGGGAGCGGTAGTGACTAAAAAACCTGCACACCAACATATAAGAGACTGGAGAGTAGTCCAGATTAGTGTTACTATCTTTCTGTGCTATGTACTATACAGTCTTACTACTTGGATGATTGCTACTCCTTTTGTTAGTTTACAAACTTGGCACCTAGCTCCAATCACAACAGCGGTTCCAGCTCTAATAGCAGGGTTATTTGCGATAGTAAATACCATTATGAAACGTAATGAGAAGGAGGAGTAGCTATGAGTGTAGGTATGAGCATTAAAGCCTTAATCTTAGTTGTAGTTTTCTCCTCTGGCTGGATGACAAATGGTTGGAGACTTGGAGAAAATATTGCTAAGAATAAAGCTGAACAGGCTGAACAAGCAGTTGAAATAGTCAATAGCATAATCAGAATTGAAAGGCTTAATAGAGAGAAAGCTGAAGCTATATCAGCTAAGACTACCGCTGAAGAGCTAGCTCAAACAGTTAGAGCAACAACAATTAGAGAGGAGGTATTAGTTTATGTTCAAAACCCTAACACTGGTACTTGTTCTATGCCTGACGGTTGGGTGCAGTCACATGATAAAGCCACAGGAGTGTCCTACGCTTCCAACACCCCCAGCCCACCTCCTAGTATACCCACAAGAACTATCACCGATAGAGAGGCTCTTATAGCGGTTACAGAGAACTATAATGTCTGCCAGCAGAATGCGGTACGTCACAGTGGTCTAATAGACTGGGCTAAGGCTATGACTAACCTAAGTTCAAACATTAAAGAATAACCAAGTTTCCTCCTGTTGGCCTTTGCGCCAGCCTTGACTCACTTTCTTCGGATCGTGGGTCTTTTTTTTTGTCCTTGACAAAGCTCTACCTTTTTGTAATAATGATCACAACTTAAATAGAGAGGAGAAATAAGATGAGAAAGAAACAAAAAGGCCTTACGCTACTAGGACTAATAGACCTACTTATAGTCGCGGTGATAGTATATATCTTAAGTGTATTCATTCATAGAGGAGCTGAGGTCAAAGACCCTAATAGCTGCCCTATGGTTAATCCTGAGAAAAGTGTTGACCAACCAACGATAAGTAAGTAAACTAACTACACAAAATTAACTAACGCGAGGAATTAAATTATGACTAAAGGTAACAACCAGCTAATTAAACTAATCGGTGGTGGTGTACTTATCACTATCTTACTTATTACAAGCTTAAATAGCTTTACGATTGTAACAACCAACTCTCAGGCATCTGTTGAGTCGTTTGGTGAAGTACATCAAGGTAAGGTTCTGGAAGGGTTCAACTTAGTGCTGCCTTGGTGGGGCATTGATGAGTATTCCCAACAGTTCGTAACTGAGAACTATGAAGATTTGCAAATTGCATCTCAGGATAAGTTCAAAACTAATATGGATGTATCCTTTACGGGCTACTTTGAGAAAGGGTACGCCGATAAACTCCGAGCGTCTTCTGGTACAGCAGAGCAGTTCTTAATCACACACGTAGGTAAGCGGGTGCTAAGCTGTCAAACCAAAGCAGGTCTTACTGTAAAAACCTCACAAGCATTCTTCGATGAAGCTACACAGGTTAAGATGGCAGAGTTCACCCTATCTTGTGTGAACAATTACATTGCTAGTATTGGTGGTGGTTATAAAATAAAGACAGTACAGTATTCTGATATTCGTTTAGATCCTGTAGTCCGAGGTTTTATGGTTGAGACCAAGAAGCGACAGGAAGGTGAAAATCAAGCAAAATCTGACTTGCAGATTGCTGATACCAATGCACAAAAGCTTGTTAAGACCTCTGAATCTAGGTATAAGGCTGCGGTTAATAACAAGAAGGCAGCTGCATTAGCCTCAGAAGCCATTGCTTATGATATGGAGCAACTTGCAGAGGGTAACCGTAAGTTGGCTAAGTCTGTAACACCACTGCTTACCTCTTATATTAAAGCTAAGGCATGGAACGGAGCCTTACCTACCCATGTACTTGGAACGAATACCTCCATGTTTCTGAAGTAATCACAAAGTAGTACAAACAAGGGGTTGCTTCGGCAGCCCTTTTGTGTTTTAATCTTCTAAAGATTATTAAGGGGGTTTAACTATGACTGGTAAAGCTAACTACAGGAAGACTGAGCGGGTTGGAGGAGGGGGCTATCGCTGCCCTTGCTGTGGCCCTGGAGGTAGACAACTAAAGCGTAAGTTCGCAAGGGCTGAGAGGGCTGCTAGCAAGCAAGGGGTGGCTAAACAGATTGAAGGCTACATTGACAGCTCAGACAACTCATCTTATTATTGTGACAAAGGATACTTAGACTACACAGCCTCTAAGCTCGATGTAGATTATCTATGGTTCTTAGCTGGAACGGATGAACCCTTCCTTGACCGTGTAGATTTTGTAAGGCTAGAAGAGGATTTCGACTTTGAAGGTGGCTTAGATGATCTAGACTACTTAGAAAGACTCCGCACCCTAGGATTTGATGTGGGTATATACTCTAAAGATAATATAGATGACTCAGAAGATTTAGATGATTTAGCCTACGAAGATAATGGCTACTTAGAAAAGTTTCACACCTTAGACTTTGATGTGGATATATACAAGTTTTAAGGCTAGCAGCTCAAAACAAGCCTTAATTTAAATAATGATAAACAGGAGGAGAACCATGAGTTTTAAAACTTCCGCTCAAAAGAGAGTAATGCTGCAAGTTAGGGCAACAAAGATGAAAATATACCCCACATCGGGGCAAGGGCTATTCAATAGGCGGTGCCACCAAAATGCAGTCCAGTACCAACATGAGAAAGGAGGAACTATCCATGAAGTAATTTACATTGATAGTGGGTCTCCTTATCTACACTACATAAACAAAGTTGACAACACATTTATAGAGGCAACCTTAGGGGTATTCTGTACAAACTACGAGTATTACGAGATTCGTGAGGTAGGGATAGGGGAGTACCTGAGCATATTACATACTTTTGATCGTGGGTTAGCCTTCTGGCTAGAGTCATCAACTAATTGGTTCACCCGAAAATTCATTGACAGAGTAGTATAAACAGGAGACAAAGATATGTTACCAACACTATACGGTAAAGCAAGTACAGGTAAGACTAAGCAGTGGTCTGTAACAACCTATGGAGATGAGGTTGTTGTAAGCTATGGTCAGCTAGGTGGTAAGATCGCTGAGAAGCGTACTACTAGCAAGCCAAAGAACCTTGGCAGGTCTAATGAGACTACAGGGGCAGAACAAGCCCTATTAGAAGCTCAGTCTAAGTGGAACAAACAGCTTAAAAAGGACTACCGAGAGTCTGTAGAAGACATACCATCTTCAACATTGCCCAACCTTGCCCACAAGTATCAGGATAAGGCACACACAATTAACTGGGATCAGGTGTGGGAACTCCCTAAACTTGATGGAGTACGTTGCACAGTCTTTAAGAAAGATGGTGCTATATTCTTCCAATCACGAGGAGGTGAAGCATATCCAGTTATTGCTGAGATTGCAGCAGAGCTTGAAGAATCTTTCTTTAAGGATCACCCTGGTTCCTTTGTTGATGGTGAACTCTATTGTCATGGTATGTACTTGGAGGATATTACATCCTGTGTCAAGAAGCACAACGAAGATACTAAGAAGATTCAGTTTCATATATTTGACTGGATACGCCACCAAGATGACCCTAGGTGTTGGTTTGCCCGTTACGTAACTTATAAGTTCGTTATGCACCTCCGTCACTCTAACAAAGGGAAATTAAGTGCCAGTAGGCTACGCTGTGTAACTGCATCTCAGATCATCTCTGAACAAGATATGCTGACTCGCCACGCAGAGTATGTTGCTAGCGGTTATGAAGGGATTATTATTCGTGGCTGCTTCGATCCTTACAGCTTTGGCAATCGTACCACAGGTATCATTAAGTATAAGGTTCCTATATCTGAAGAGTTTGAAGTTGTTGACTTCGAGCTTGACAAGAACGGTGCTGGTGTGCCAGTATGTCGCTACATTACTCCAGAGGGAGAAGAGGATACTTTCAAAGCTCCTTTCGCAGCTACGGCTGAAAAGCGTAAGGCACTATATGAGAATAGAGCTAACTATATAGGTGAGTTCTTGACAGTAGATTATGAGAAAAGATCAAAGTACGGGAAGCCGACTAAACCTATTGGTAAAGCTTTTAGGAAGTTAGACGAAGACGGTAACCCATTGGAATAGTAGGAATAGAGAAGAAGACCTACAACTTAAATAATATTGAAGAGGAGAATACTAATGTTGGGATGGAGAATGAGTAATGATTTAGACGGAGGTGAAACAAGGGTAGACCCTAAAACTAAGATAGGGTACACGCTTTCTGCAAGGTGGTGGAGCCTCCTAGACGCGAGTGATAGGCTACGAAAGCCAGAGAATAGTAAAGGTAGTAAACACTCAGAAGGAGACCGCGAGATAGAGAAAATAATGGACGATACAGCAGACGTTAAGGCAGAGTACAAGGCTGCTTTGAAGGAGTTAAACAATGTAAAGGATAGGCTAATACACCAAAAGAAGTTAACAAGAGAACGAGAGGAGTTAACAGAAAATCGAAAGAAGTTAGTAATTGATATGGCTAAACTTTTTTGCAAAAGTTTCGTTGTTCCCCCTGGGGCTTATGAGGATGCTATGAAAACCCTAGAACAAATGAAAGTCACCTTTGATGCGGAGGAAGAACTAATATGACAAATCCAGTTAGTGAGACCCTTATAGACCGATCTGTACCAGAGAAGTTAATGGCTAGTCGTGGTATTAGTATCGAAGAAACCACCAGTAGGTTCTGCGCAATTGTTAGTGAAGAAAGGGATAGAATGTATAGCTTACCCCAGCTAGAGGAGTTAGAAGACGAGCTAGACGCAGACTTTGTAAGCGCCATTGGGACTTACTTGCTATTCAGGTGGAGGAAGTCCAGTGACACGAAAACATAAGCAAGGCTTAAAGTACACGGTAGGGGATGAAATAACCTTCTACCAGAATAAACAGATTCGCACAGGTACTGTCTGTTTTGTAGGGAGTGGGTTTTTATCCGTCTACCCCAGCACAGCTGAAGTTCTAGGAACCAATGGAGAGCCTATGCGGGATATTGAATACATTGTTAAGGAAGGAGAGATTATATGAGTACATTCTACGTATTATTAGAAAAAGAGGATTCTTATCAGGTTGCTAGTGACGTATGCTACACAGTTTTTAACGGTGGTGAGATCAATCTTCGATTACCTGCGGTGCTTATAGACAATCCTGATAATGTGAGCGGATGCCAAAGCACTAACTCAGTAACAGTTTATGCTAGGCTACAGAGTTCAGATGACATAATAGCTTTGTGCATGCTCACAGATGCTTTGAAACGGGAGCACCCTATAGCCAACTACTCCCTTGCCATGTTTTACACCCCTTATGCTCGTCAAGATAGAGTATGTAATGAGGGTGAAGCACTATCTATCAAAGTCTTTGCTAACATTATTAACAGCCTTAACTTTGCAGAGGTGCAGTTACTAGATACCCACAGTGATGTAGCAGGTGCAGTAATCAAAAATGTAACTACTATTCATAATCAAGCTTATGCAATCGCACTACACGAAGGGCTATCTTCCAAGCTTTACCACGAAGAAGTAGTGCTTATCTCTCCTGATGCTGGGGCTATGAAGAAGACTGAAGCTGTCTCTAAAGCTTTTGGCGGTGTACCTATGGTTCAGGGTTACAAGCGACGTGATCTATTAACAGGGGAGCTGTCAGGGTTTGGGGTAAACGATCCAGATAATATGTTAGAAGGTGCGAACTGTTTGATAGTAGATGATATTGGAGATGGTTGTGGTACATTCATAGGTCTAGCCAAAGAGCTTAAAAAAGCTGGAGCAGCCTCAATTGAACTTTATGTAACTCACGGAATCTTCTCTAAAGGAATAGACTATGTGCTTGACAACGGAATAGACCGTGTGTATACTACAAACTCATTTTTAAGTGGGGAACAGCATGAACGGCTTGAGTATATCAAACCGTGATAACTTGAAACTTGACAAAACAGAAGATGAGTTTTACAATCCCATACTTAGAGTTTTAACACAAAGAAAAGGAGAAAAGAGATGAGCGCACTTTTACAGACTGATGGATATAAACTTTTCCATAAAGAAGGGTATCATCAAGACATTACAGAGGTTTACTCAAACTATACCTCACGTAATGGTAGATTAAGTAACACGCTATCTGATGAGGGAGTAGTCTTTGTAGGGTTACAGTATTTTATCAAAGACGTGTTAATTAAAGAGTGGAATGATACATTCTTTAACATACCTAAAGAGCAAGCTGTTAAAGCTTTCAAGCGTATAGTAGACTCCTACTTAAGTATTGACTATGATGCCTCGCACTTTGAAGCACTACACGATTTAGGCTACTTACCTCTTCGCATTAAAGCTCTAGCGGAAGGTTCTATTGTACCATACGGAGTAGCACCAGTAACATTTGTAAGCACTGTGAGTGGTTTCCAGTGGTTACCCAATTACATTGAAACTGTAATGAGTACAGAGAACTGGCCCATCCAGACCGCTACTACTACTGCCTTAGCTTATTACAAGCGTTGTAAGGAAGCCTTAGAGCTAACAGGTGGTGTGAGTATGGCTAAGTTTAACATACATGACTTTAGCTTTCGAGGGTTACCAGGTCGACACGCAGCAGCTATGATTGGTTTTGGTCACTTGGCTAGCGGGTTGGCAGGTACAGATAATTTATCTGCTATCTTATTTGCTGAGAAATTCTATGGTGCAGATGTGGAGAAAGAATTGGTAGGTTGTTCAGTACCAGCCACAGAGCATTCTACAGCTACTTCTTATATTATGATTGAGTCTGAAAAGCAAGGTATCAGTCTATTTGAAGCTGAGCTTCAGTATGTTAAGTACTTGTTTACTAAAGCCCCAACAGGTATTCTGAGTCATGTATCGGACAGCTTTGACTTTTGGAGTTTTGTAGAGAAAGGTTTAGTTGAGCTAAAGGATGACATTATGAATCGAGAGGGAACTTTCGTGGTACGTCCAGATTCTGGATGCCCTGTAGAAGTTCTTTGTGGCTTACAGGTAAAATACCTAAGTGGCAACTGGGACGACTCTGAGGAAACGTTCAATGATTGGAAAGAGTGTGTTGCTGATGCTATGGATGATCAATTCCGTTGTAATTTAGAACCAGAAGACCCACATGGCATTGAGACTGAAACCTATAGCTTTGGGGGTACTATTTATGAAGTTACATATGAGCCAACCTTAGACCGCCATGACAAGCAGTATTACTATGTTGATAACGATGGGGATGATGTTGATCATTGCACCTTTAAAGAGGTAACTTTAACCGCAGAACAAAAAGGACTAATCCAATGTTTGTGGGAGATCTTCGGAGGTACTACTACTGATAAAGGTTTCAAACAATTAGATCGCCACATTGGGGCTATTTACGGTGATGCTATAACCCTAGGTCGGCAAGATGAGATCTACAAACGACTAATGGATAAAGGCTTTGTACCTAGTGTAGTTTTAGGAGTAGGCTCTTACAGCTACCAGATGGTTACCCGTGATACACACGGCAGTGCTGTTAAGGCTACTAACGTTGTTCAGCAAGGGATTGATGTAGCCGTCTTTAAAGACCCTAAAACAGACTCTAAGAAGAAGTCTGCTAAAGGTCTACTACGAATAGAACGGGAACATGGAGAGCTTGTTCAATACGATATGCAAACTCGTGAACAGGAAGAAGCAGGTTTATTGCAGGTTGTCTTTGAAAATGGTAAACTCTACAATAAGCAGACCTTGAAAGGTATTCGAGATCTTGTAGCAAGTCAGATGTAAGTACACATATAGGTATACGTTCTAGCTAATAAAGTACATATATCTGTTGACAAAGAAACACCTCCGAGGTTATAGTAGCTATCTTGCTATTGCTCGGAGGTATTCCAGAGCTTAAATACTAATAAAACTCTTGAAGGAGTAAACTTAATTATGACTATAGTAAAAACTAAAGATGGTGTTGAACTCTACCTTGACGATATAAAAGAAGTTATGCTCCTTAACTCGTCTTTTAATATACCACACTACGGCTGGCTTATCTTTTGGACTCTCATGTTCTTCCCAATGGCAGTATGCTTAGTTCTCTACGGGTTGACACAGAAGAAGTATACCTGTGTACTCTTAACAGCAGGCATTAAAGAAGCTCATACCTTTGATGAAACTAACTACCACCTACTGAGATTAAAAAGGGGTTTATCATGGGTGAGGTAGTGTGAAAGTAAAATACTTACAAATGTACATGGAGATGGCTGAGGCAGCTGCTAAGACCTCTGTAGCTGAAAGGCTTAAAGTGGGTTGCTGCATTGTCACAGAGTCTGGTATGTGCGCTATAGGGCTTAACGGTACTTATATTGGCTATGAAGATAACTGCTGTGAAGATACTGTTAAGGGGGAGCTAGTAACCAAGCCCCAGGTTAGACATGCTGAGGCAGCGGCATTAAGTAAGATGATGGCAGAAGGGGTCAGCACAAAAGGTGCAACAGTATTTATAACTTATAGCCCTTGCCATTCTTGTGCTATGCTTCTGATTGGTGCTCAGATTAAAGAAGTGTATATTAAGCATCGTTACCGCTGTGACTCAGGGTTAGACGAACTGAGAAGGGCTGGGATAAGGGTTACTGAACTAATGTAGAGGAGGAGAACGAATGCTAGAGAAACTTACAGTTACTTGGTTACAGCAGGATGTACTAGCGTGCTGCGATAAAAACATAGAAGCTTGGTATCAGAGGATTTTGGCACTTGAAGACAAAGAGCTTACTACTTTTGTTGCTACAGAGCTTCAAGTTCTAAGACTACGTGTTGGTGTTAAAGAAGGGGAACTACCACCCTTTTGTTTTAAAGTAGAAGATAGTATATACCAGGTCGGGCGCAATGGGAGGTATACAGCCTACCCACACCAACCTGAGTTTGAAATTAGTGATAACTTACTAGACAGACTCATGTTCTGAGTTAGCTACACTCTTGTAGCTAGCATCCTTTAAACACAACTAGGAGAATTTATGAGATTAGTAGTATTCGGGGCTGATTGGTGTGGCCCCTCTCGAATGGTAAAAGGCTCTCTTTCTCGTGCTGGGATTGAGTATACAGCAATAAGTATAGAAGGAGAGCCGAATAAGGCAGCAGCAGAAGGTATCAGAGGCATACCCACCACAATAGTTTATGACGGCGATACTGAGGTTACTCGGTTTGTAGGTGTGTCTGATGATTTAATAGGAAAACTTAAAAAAGTAGGAGTGAAGAGTGTCTGATACGATTGATAAGATTGAAGAGTATGGCCCAAAATTAGCCATTAGTAAAGAAATACATGCAATGAAATACCGAATGAATGGGGAGTCCTTCAAGGAGGGGGTGTCTAGGTTCGCAAGTGCATTAAAAGATAACGAGGAACACTACTACAAGGTTAGAGCCATTTTACTAATCCAAGCGTTTATGGGAGGTGGAAGAACTCAAGCGGCTATTGGAACACCACGCCAGATAACCCCTTTTAATTGCTTCGTTAGTAAAAACATAGAAGACTCGATGGATTCCATTATGGACAGGGCGAAGGACTCAGCACAAACTATGCGGGTTGGAGGAGGAATAGGGTATGATTTTTCTTCACTTAGACCAAGGGATGATCGTATTGTATCGTTAGATTCCAAGTCTAGTGGGCCTCTTAGCTTTATGAACATCTTTGATGCTATCTGTAATACCATAGCTAGTGCTGGGCATCGCCGAGGGGCGCAAATCGGAGTACTGCGTATCGACCACCCAGATATTGAAGAGTTTATTCACGCTAAACAAAATGATACCAACTTGAAAGCTTTCAACCTTTCCATAGCAATCACTGACGAGTTCATGGAGAAGGTTATTCGTGTTACTGATTCAGGTATTGACGAGGTTTTTAATCTAACTTTCCAAGGAAGAGTGTATAAGCAGGTTAGCGTTAAGAACTTGTGGGAAGAGATAATGCGCTCAACGTGGGATTGGGCAGAACCTAAATAATACTGGGCTTCATAAGAGTGATCTTATGTCGAAACCACTTTAATTCAGGGGAACCCCTAACATCTAGGGTGAGGGCAATCCTGAGCGAAGCTATTAAGTACACTATACGACAGGTATTTAATTGAACGTGCAACGACTATCCGACAACGGAGTACACCCAAGCGGGTGGAAATAGGTGGGAACTCTTTGAGTTCTTGATATAGTCTGATCTGTATGGAGACATGCAGCAGTTAACTTTGATCGAGGTTAGCTGGGGTAAGGAGTAGCGTACTTACTTTAACATATATGGGAGTTCTATTCATTGATCGTATAAACGAGTTAAACAACTTGTACTACTGTGAGGAGATCAGGGCGACAAATCCATGCTTGCATCCTGACTCCTTAATAGAAACTATAAATGGAAGAGTTAAAATCAAGGATATTAAAGAGCCAACACAAGTTTACACTATGTTAGCTGATGGGTCTTTAGGAGTAAGGAACGCCACTGCTTCATGGATTAGCAAGCAAGACACGCAAACCATTAATGTTACTACACAAAATGGTAAGACTATCCGTGTAACGGGTAACCATGAAGTTATGGTTCATGATAAAGGGTGGGTTGAGGCTAAGAATCTTGTAGGAGGTGACAAGGTGGTGCAGTTGTGTAGTAGTTTAGCTTACCCTGACAGCCTCACTTCGGAGAGTAGTAGAGATCTCCAACTGGAAAATATTAGAGTAGCAAGTGCTTCAGGTGGGACACTCTCTGGAAATGAGATTGTATCTATAGAGCAAGGGGAGGTTACCGATGTTTATGATTTAACTGTAGAGGGAACTCATAACTTCATAGCAGACTCTATGGTTGTTCATAACTGCGGGGAGATGCCTTTACCCCCAGGAGGTGCCTGTCTCTTAGGTAGCTGGAACCTAGTTAAGTATATCTTTACTGACTTAGATGGAAACTTCTTCTTCGGAATGGAGCAGTTCAAGGCTGACATCCCACACATTGTGAGGGCTATGGATAACATTCATGATATTGCAACCTTCCCCCTTGAGATCCAAGCAGAGGAGAGTAGGACAAAGCGTAGAATGGGTTTAGGCTTAACAGGGGTGGCTAATGCAGGGGAGGCTTTAGGGTTCACCTACGGGTCTCCTGAGTTCCTTGAATGGTATGAGGGAGTCCTACAGGTTTATACTAATGAGACCTATAGTGCCTCTTGCGACTTAGCACTTGAGAAGGGTTCTTTCCCAGCTTTTGATGTTGACAAGTACTGTGAGAGTAAGTTTATTAAAACCCTCCCCCAGTGGTTGCAGGATAAGATACGTACACAGGGAATACGTAATAGCCACTTGCTTAGCATGGCCCCTACAGGAACTATTAGCCTCACAGCTGATAATATCAGTGGTGGTATTGAGCCAGTGTTCAGCCATTACTATGATAGGACTATCAAGACCTATGAAGGAGAACGTGTTGAGAGGGTAACTGACTACGCCTATGGGACTTGGGGAGTTAAGGGTAAGACTGCTAATGAGTGTACTGCTAAGGAGCACCTAGATGTTCTAGCATTGTCCACCCGCTATGTTGATTCTGCTGTCTCTAAAACTATCAATGTCTCCCCAGAAATGCCTTGGGAGGAGTTTAAAAGTATCTATATTGATGCCTATAAGCTTGGTTGTAAAGGAGCAACCACATTTAATAGTGGTGGTAAGAGGTTCGGAATCCTTAATGAAGTGAAGGAGGAGGAAGAGGATGAAGCTGACGAAGGAGCTAAAGCTTGCTACGTTGATTTAGAAACAGGGCAGAAGTCTTGTAGCTAAAGTTGTTGACAGAGTATCTGAAATTAAGTAGGATACTCTCAACTTAACTGAGGGGGAGAACAGAGTATGCAAGCTTTTTACTTTGCAAAGGAAGAGAGACGATTAAGGCACGGAGATGGTCGTAAAATACGGAAGGGTACAACCCATAAGGTGCTTGGCAAGATCAAACTATGTAAAAATGGCCTACACGCATCTATCAACCTCTTAGATGCAGTTAACCACGCACCAGGATCAATATTATACTTGGTTGAACTTGGCGGGGAGATAGTGGTAGGTACTGATAAAATAGCAGCTTCTACTAGGAAATATATAGATTGGGTAGACGCAGATAAGATACTACACCAATTTGCTAGGAGCCAGGCTTTGATTCACATCGAAAAGATCAGACCATACTGCCCAGATGCAGATTTTGAGTTAATCTTAACTTGGCTAAAAACAGGGGAGGAGTCAGCAAGGTCAGCAGCATGGTCAGCAGCAAGGTCAGCAGCAAGGTCAGCAGGGTCAGCAGCAAGGTCAGCAGCAAGGTCAGCAGCATGGTCAGCAGCAAGGTCAGCAGCAAGGTCAGCAGCAAGGTCAGCAGAGGCAGCAGAGGCAGCAGCAAGGTCAGCAAGGTCAGCAGCAAACGAGATGCTAACTGAGATGGTACGTGAAGCTACAGGCTGGGACATTTAAAGTTAATTAGGTAAAAGTAGTTGACAGAGTATCTGAAATTAAGTAAGGTACTCTCAACTTAAGCATTGACTGGTAATCTGCCTTAGAGCCGAGAAGGTAAACGAAAACTTAAACAATACAGGAGACCTAGTATGTGGGATAAGCAAGAGGTAGTTCATAGTTCAGATCAGAATGTTAAGAAGATTGTTTTCACACAAGAGGGAAGCAATGGTGCGGTAGCTGAAGCAGTGCTTTACAAGTACCCTACTTACATGGATCGAACAGTAGTCTGTTGCTCAACTCAATCTGGGTGTCCTGTTGGTTGTCGCTTCTGCGGTACTGGTAACTTCTTTATCAGGAACTTAACCGCTGACGAGATCTTCAGTCAGGTGAAGGCTTGTATCTTACTTGCAGAATCTGAAGAATCAATCTGCGCTAAGGATATAGATAAACTACAAATAATGTTCATGTCTATGGGTGAGCCTATGCTGAACTGGAAGGAGCTAAAAACAGCTATAAGGAGACTCAATGTGGAGTACCCTACTGCTGACCTCCTGATCTCTACTATGGCCCCTAACTCTACCCATCATAACTGGTTGGAATTGTGTGAGTTAAGCCAAGAGATAAGTCAAGTAGGCTTACAGTTTTCAATCCACGAAGCAGTACAAGAAGCTAGAGATAAGTTAATCCCTATGACAGCAAAGCTAAGTCTATCTGAGATTTCTCAGTGGGGTTCTTACTGGGCTGGTAGCACAGGACGTAGACCTTTCTTCAATTACTGTGTGCATGATAAGAATAACACTATGGAGGATGTTACCGCCCTCCGTGAACACTTCCCAGCAGGAATTTGGGAGTGTACTTTGTCAGTAATATGTGAAGCTGATGAAGGGGTATCAGCTGCTAACCAACGTCAACGTAAGTTAGTTGAAGATTTTATGGACAAGATGCTAGAAGCAGGGTATAGTGTACGTATGTTTGATCCAGCAGGCCAAGATGATATAGGCGGTGGTTGTGGTCAACTTTGGTATGTTCAGGACTGGGCTAAGAACCATCCAGATCTAATCAAGAAAACACATGGTACAGGCAAAGCGCGAGTTCACGTACCAAAAGCAGCTTAAACAATACAGGAGATACAATTATGTTAGAATCAGATTTTGAGGATGTGACTTTTCTACTTAACTTAAGAAATAAAATAGAGAAGAGTATAAGTAACTGTAATTATACCCTAGCGCGGTCGAAGCCAGGAAGAAATTTAACAGAGCAACGCTTAGACCTTAACAAAAGTAGAAGGGTAATGCTAACCCCTGATGGTGACAGCTGTAATACTATATATCTTGAAGAGTGTTACATAGTGGGTCAAGTAATAGCTGCTACTAAAATTCTCCTTCAAGACCAGTTGGACAATGTTAATCTTAAGCTAGAGAAGTTAGGAGTAACCTTAACGGGAGTTGAACAGGAAGAACAGACAGTGTTAGCGGAAGACCTCCCTTTTTAGCAGAACCTACTATGAACACTTTTAAACCCTCTTAGCTCAGTCTTTTAGAGAATTTGTGCTTCTAACACAATTGTCGCTGGTTCGAGTCCAGCAGAGGGTGCCAATTTATGCAGGATCCTACAGACACCGTTAACCTCTGTCTGCGAAGGTAATCGGAAGGGTTAAATTCCCCCTCCTGCTCCAATTTAACTTAGGAGGAACTATGGAACTACTAGCAAGAATTAAGCAAGACCGTACAATAGCTCGGAAAGGCACAGATAAGCTACGCACTACCCTACTGACAACGCTAGTAGGTGAAGCTGAGACTGCACTTAAAGGGAGGCAGGCAAAGAAGTTTGATATGCTTGCACTTGTTAAGAAGTTCCAAAGTAACTGTCAGGAGTTCCTAGCAATTAAATACAGCGAGGACACTCAAACTGAGATCGGTATTCTTGCTGAGTACATACCTAAACAACTGACAGAGGACGAGCTTTGTGTGATATGGGTTGAGTCACATGCAAACAGTATTGGTCAGTTTATGGGGTATCTTAACAGGTACTCTAAGGGCTTGTTCGATGGTAAGCTGGCATCAAGGGTTGCTAAGGCTAACCTGCAATAAACTAAAAGAGGAATAACTAGATGGAATTCAAAAAGTACCACAGTCTTGAGAACGTTAAACAACGCTTAATAGCTATAATTGAAGAGCACGGGTACGCTAATGTGAAGTACGCCATTACTGAAAAGATACATGGAGCTAACTTCGGAATACACTATGATGTACCTACAGACCTTCTTGAGTTTAGCCGCCGTAACGCATTCTTGAAGGATACAGAAGCTTTTAATGGGTATACCTCAATGTTCAAAGAGTTTCGTGAAGCTATAGATTATATTATCCGTATGTACCCATTCGTAAAAGAAATTAGAATTTTCGGTGAGATCTTTGGTGGCTCCCTTAACGGTAAGCAGGGGGATAACGCTAAACGAGTAGCGGGTGAGGTAGAGTACAGCCCTAACAACGAGTTCATGGCCTTTGAGTTGCGCTTAGACAATGTACCTCAACCTTTTGAAGTTATGGAAGAAATAATACGGGGGTCAGGTTTAGCTGTTGTACCTCTTTTAGGTTTAGCGGATAATATCTATGATGCTTTAGCCGTTCCTAACAATGGAAACTCCTTAGTCCCTGAGTTATTAGGGTATGAAAGCCCTGAGGTTAACGTTAAAGAAGGTAATGTAATTGTACCTTACTCAAAGGTTCTTTACTTCGGTAACGGTAGCAGGGTTGCTATAAAGAATAAGAACAGTAAGTTTAGTGAGAGTAAAATCTCCAAACTTATTACAAAGCCTGTAGACCTGTCTGAGAAAGGTAATGAGGTTCTTGCTGCTGTCCACTCTAACTTGACTGCTAACCGACTAGCTAATGTCCTGTCAAAGGAGGTTGTTGAAGAGCTGACAAACAAGGACTTTGGGCGTATAATGGGCCTTCTTATGAAAGATGCACTAGCAGAGTACAACTCGGAGTTCGCAGATAATGCTAAGGAAGCTGCGGGTGGAGAGTGGCCTCAGATATGTAAAGCCCTTACTCGCGAAGCTCAGGATATTACTCGTGCTTACTTTATTGAATATATTTTTTAGGAGGTTATTATATGTATCGTGGTACTTTGAAAGACGTGTTACTTAGCCAAGATGGAGTAGCATACGCTACCCTTGCCAGTGTAGATGCTTATTCTGGTGAGAAAGGTAGGAATTCCCTTACAGAAGGTGGGCCAGTTGCAACAAGTGTTGTAATGGGTTTTGAAGTAGTTGAAGGTAAGTTAGTCATGGAGACAACATACTCCAAGTGTCTTATTGAAGGTAAGGTGCTCACTAGCACTGGTCACTTCTATAAAACTACCAAAAGTGTTGAGGGTATAGAGTCTCTACGGAATAGCACCGACAAACAAACTGGAGGGTAAGTATGACTGAGATACTGAAATTAGATATAGAAACCGCAAGAGAACACTTCCGCATACTTTGTGAGGCTCTTTACGAGTTTGATGGTGCCGCTGTTGGAGGCAACTTACACATACTAATTGACGATTGCAACCTTAATGACGGTGCTATTAAATGGTTAGACGAAGAGTGCCTACCGAAACAAAGACCAATTACGCAAGCGGCACAATGGGCAGTAGAGAGGGCTATCCTTGATATATTCATGCAGTTTAATGAAGAAGATAGAGGTTATATACGCCACGGGTACTACATTTGAAGCCTAACAATAACCTTAGGAGGTACAATGTCAAACCCAACAAGTGATTTTACTCATCTATGGAATGATCTACCGTTTGAAGAGCGCAAGAGACTTACACCTTACATGGTAGAGACCCAAAAACTGCACATATGGCAGTGCAAACAGAGGGCAATTTTAGCCCATAAGGAACATATGAGGGGGTTTGACGATTGGATTGCTTGTATAGATAGAGCACTTGAGGAATTTACCCTTGATCAACCTGAAGATGTTTAGTCTACAAAACTAATCAAAGGAGTAAAGTATGGAAGCCCCCAAACTAATCTTGCTAAATGGCCCAAGACTATGTGGTAAGAACGCAGCAGTAGCTCACATCAAGGAAGTTATGTCAGTACCTATCATTGATAGCCGTTGCAAAGATCACCTGTTCACGTTAACACAGCAGTTCTTTTGTTTAACTGAATCAGAGTTTTACAGTCACTACAACGATAGGGAGACAAAAGAGACACCTAAAAAAGTATTTGCCGTATCTGCTAGGGCTTACAACGCATTAGCACCTATCATTGGTACACCTAACATCAACCCTGGGTTACTCGACCAAGACGTTAAACTATCAGTACGAGAGGCTTTAATCTATGTTTCAGAAGTTATATGCAAACCTACGTTCGGTAGGGAGTATCTTGGTACAGCTCGTGCTAACACTCTTAGCCTGCTTAGTAGCGGTGAGTGCGCTGTTGATGATTCTTGTGGTTTCGACGATGAAATCCCCCCCACAATCAGACAACTGGGTATGGGTAATATTTTGCTTATCCGTATTCATGGGCGTGGTTCTTTTGATGGCGATAGTCGTAGGTTTATCTCTGATGGTGTGGTAACAAATACAATAGATATTAACAATGATGGTACAGAACAGTCTTTCTTACAAAGAGTAGGAGAGGTAGCAGTAACTTTTTATGATAAGGGGTAGAAATTAATGGCAAAGAAGAATTTTAAACAGAAGGAGAAAGGTATCTTTATGGGTCATTGTGCATGTCCTTTAGAGATTAAAAAAGGAGTCCCTTGTGGCTCCTCAGACGCAGGTTCATTCTATCTGCACGAAGATGGAAGCTACTCTTACTCATGTTTCGCATGTCACGGCTCAGCTCAAGACTTTGATCCAGAGACAGCAAGTATGGTTGACAGCAGTAAGAAACGAGAAATCAATTGGGAAGAAGAACAGGAGAAGCTAGAATACGTCAGAGACGATCTTATCCCCGTAGACAACCCTGATAGACGACTTAGAGCTGATGTCTATGAACACTATGGATGCCGTATGGAGACAGCTAGCGATGGAGTTAAGATCGAGGCTATCTACTACCCCTCTTATAGGGACGGTGAGCATAAGGGTTACCGCAACAGAAAGCGATTCCAAAGCTGGCATAAACAAGTAAAGAAAGACCCAAGTAAAATGGGGGTTCTTAAAGACTTCACAGGGGGTATAGGGGATACGCAGAAAGGCATAGCTATGTTTGGACAGTGGCTCTTCCCAGCAGGAGGTAAACGGGTGATCATCAACTGTGGTGAGGAAGATGCCTTAACTGTTTGGAAGCTCACAGAAATGAGTACCAAGTTTGAAGGGGGCTATCCCTCTATCTCCTGCCCTTCTGGTGAGAACATTGCTTGGGTTAAACCTCATCTTAAATACCTTGGAAGCTTTAGTGAGATTTATATCATTGCAGATCAAGATAAGGCAGGTGAGAAGTTTGAGGAAGATCTTTGCAAGCTACTCCCAGTGGGTAAGGTAAGGCTTGTAAGGCTTCCTAAGGGGTATAAAGACCCTTCTAGTATGGTACAGCAGATTGGTACTAAGAAGGCAGCAGCTATCCTCTGGAGGGCTATATGGGACGCTCAGAAGTATTCTCCTGCTGGTATCATGAGCTTATCTGAAGGGTGGGGCCAATACACTAAACGTGGTCAGGAGACTCTTATACGCTTCCCAGACAGCTTTGGTGAGTTAAATGGAAGAACTCATGGCGGGTACGCGCTAGGGGAAATTATTAATATTATTGCGGCTAGTAGCACAGGTAAGAGCGGGATAGTTAAGGAAATGATTTACTCTGCGTTAGAGACAACTAGCTACAAGATTGGGGTGATCTCCTTGGAAGAAACCATAGATGAGTTTATCGAAGGTTTCCTTTCAATCCATATGAGTACACAGTTAAATGAGATTCCGTATGACCAAAGGGACTTGGAGAGCGAGCATACCGCATTCAAAGAACTTATACATTTGCAGCCAGGAGAACTACAAGCTGAGGAAGATGACTCTGAGAGAGTCCAGTTCCTTGATCATCAAGGTGCATGTACTGGTGAAGAACTCTTGGAAAAGATAGACTTCCTTGTCAACGGGTTAGATTGTAAGATAATTATAGTTGATCCTGTTACTCTTGCTTTTAGTGGAAGTGACACTGATGAAGATGAAATGGCTAGCGAGATCGTTAAAAGGGTTAAACGTAATAATATCGCGTGGGTTAATGTTCACCATGTACGGAAAAACTCTAATACAAATAAAGCTAACTCGGAGGGGGCTGATCTTGCTGAGGAGGATATACGGGGAACTAGCGCATGGTTCCAGACTGCGAATACGAACCTGATCTTTACCCGTAACAAGGTGCATGACAACAATACTGTGCGTAACACTACTACTATCAAGATGTCTAAGTGTCGCAGACACGGTAAGAACACTGGCAAAGCAGGTTACATATATTACAATGGTGACAACGGTAGGATGGAGCTGGGGAGAAGCCCTGAGGAAATCTTAGATAATGAAGAGGACGGGGAGTCAGGTAAAGATGTCCCTCTGAACTCTTTCGGAGCTGATACGAAAGGAAAGGTAGATCAGTGGTAGGAAGTTGTTGACAGGGTATCTGAAATTAAGTAAGATACTCTCAACTTAACTTAAGAGGAGAACAGGATATGCGAGACTTCGAAGACCTACTTGATGATATTATTGAACCTATTATGGGGATAGTAATTACGTTAGCCTTCATTTTATCGTTATTATACCTAGTGGTGGGTACGTCAGGTAATATAGATGATATTCAAAGACTAGCAATCCGTGAACTACCAGAGCGAGGATGGACAATTATACGTAAAGATGAAGCTACTCGTGGACGGATAGGCAAACATGGTGGTTCTGTTTGGTATTATGTCAAGGATAACTCTTGTGAAAATACCAACTACCGTGTAGGTGTTTCAATGCGGGGTGGGGAGCTACAATATGACTATAAAGTACCAGATAGATGTTACAACACAAAGTAAGGAGATTACTATGGTTCCAGAAATGAGGCAGTTTTTACTAGAGTTTGCAGAGCTGCTAGATAAACATAAAGTGGACTGTGAGGCGGTAGATGATGGGGCTAGCTATAATGCGTCTGTGGATGGTGTGGAGTTTTATATTGCTGCGTCAGGCACATTTAAAGACTATATGGTTAAGCTGCCCCAAACTTTCGATGCAAGCAGTGTTACTAATCTGCTAACCAACTTTAACTAACTAAGAGGAATAAATTTATGAACACTATAACCGCTGAGCAGAGAATAAAACGACACATTTTACTAGCTGTACTAACAGAAGAGCAGTTGGGTACTCCTGACTACCTAGATTTTAGCACTGCTGAAGGAATTGATGCTGCTTACAAGCTAGCAAAAGATTACAATGGTGTGTTTTCAGAGATTGAAATCATTGATGAAGAGGAATATTTTAGAGAGGGAGGCCGAGCAACAAGCCTTAGTTGTAAAGGGTATAGCAGGCATTACGAATCCGAACAGGTAGCAAGAAAACTAAGTGATGGCACGTATGTTAGCTGGGTATATTGGAGCGGAGGTGGAAAGCATGGTGAGCCTTCAGCAATGGATTGGATGGACGAAGCTTTTGAGGTTAACTGTGAAGAAAAGCAGGAAATGGTAACTACTTATACCTTTACTAAGATAACCTAATCTGTAATATTTAGAGTTAAATAGGTAAAAGTAGTTGACAGCAAGTAGATCCTTATATATACTGTCACTTCAAGTTGAAAAATCACATTACACCTAGGAAGGAAGCGGGTAACTCTCGTAACCTTTTCTAGGGTTTTTAATTAATTCCTATTTTAAGGAGATTCTATATGAGTAGTTCAAGTTCAAGTTCAAGTTCCAGCGGTGTTGGTTTTTTAGGTTTGCTCGGTATTTTGTTTATAGCTCTTAAACTTACAGGGGGTTATTAGTTGGTCTTGGTGGTACGTTCTTTCGCCTCTCTGGGGGCTTGCTGCTGTAAGTTTAGTGTGTATTTCAATTATGGCTCTTATTATTCTGGGACAAGAGCTTACAAAAAAGAAGCCATAAATTATGTGGTAACATGGCTCGAAGCTTTACAGAAGTAGAGAGTGTCGTTAAGGGGCTGTAACCCTAGGTGGACGAAGGGAGCGAGTGTATGGACTCGCAAGACGGGGTAGTAAAGGTGGTAGCCCCCGACCAATTTTATAGGAGGTAGTATGGATTCAATATTCGGTAGGCATAGAGTTAGAGCTACCTTTTATCACACTGTATCTGCTATAGTTGTAGTATGCACAGCAGCTAGCTTTATCGGTTTAATACCAATGAATGTCTGCTTTTACATAACAACTATAGCATTCTTTGCAGACTATTTAGCGGAAATGTACGACCCTCACCCTGAGAATATGGGGTCTTGGTTTAAAGCACATTTCCACCGCGCTTTTGATGACGATGGGGAGGAATGATGAGAGCTTCAGATTTACACGAGGGTTTAGATGTTGAGTTGAAGAGCAAAAGTTACCTTCAGCTACGGGTTAAAAGAGTTTTACCGAAAACTAGGGAGGCTAGGTTGGTGGAATGCTACGGTAGTGCTGGGCTAACTTGTAGTAATCGGGATGACCTGTTTAAATCACCGTGGACAAGGACTTATCGAGCTGTCGATTTGAAGAGGAAGTTTAAATGATTTGGAAAGGTATAAAAAAAAAAGGGGGGGGGTTTAGTATGACAGAAGCCGACACAGATATAGACAGATCAACTAAGTTGTTTGAAAAAGTATTAAAAAACTCTGAACACTCTCTTGAGGAAGTTCTAGATATGGTATTTTTAAATACGGGAAAAACTCGCACTATTTTGGAACACCTTGCATATAATCCTTTAGCGCCAAGGAACCCTTTTATAAAGATAGCTGACCAGGTGGAGGTAAAAAATGACCAATATTAAAGTAACAAAGCTAGGTGGTGTGGGTGGCAATTATACACACAATATTACTATGGAAACTTCAGAGGAACTTGAGGAGTCTTTAATTCTCAATCTATACCCAGATAGAGAGGGAAAGAAGTGTGCTACCCTACACTTAAAATACGGTGAGGAACTAAGCCTCGCGCTACTCGGTGTACCTTTGGAGGATATAATTAGCCTAGCTGCTACCTTGATAAAGGTACATGAGGGCGAACTATAGGGGCAAGCCTTTGAAGGAGAGTTTAATAATTGCCCTCGTTGTAACAGTTCGCAAGTAGTGTTGAGCCACTCAAGAGATATAAACGTTAGTAATTGCTCTGTGTACTGTGAAAGCTGCGGGCTAGACACTTTCGGTGTAGACACGGCGGCATTTATACCCTTACCTAATTTAGACTACGAAACTACTGTGTTAAAGTATAACGCTTGGACTGAGACGCAACCTAAGAGATGGTGTGAAGAAGTTTGGTAGGAGGCTAGAATGTTTATATTTAGTAAAACTGCTATCCTTTGTTGTTCCTATTACGGTGGAGACCATTACTGGGTTATCAACGGTCACTGGAATCTTTATATCGTGGATGAAGAAACATTTACCTTGGGAGAGGGAGGGAAACTAATAGTTATAAACGATTGGATTGTTATCACCCATGAGATGAAACAGGCAGGAGAGTTCACAAGTTGGTATTTACCTCCAGATATTGACGTTATAATCCCAAGTTCTTGGGAGGATGACATACCATTTTAAGTTTAAATAGGAGGAAATAATGAATGATATTAGATAGCTCAGAAAGGATCTTGGTATTTGATTGTGAGGCCAATGGTCTTCTGCACAATGTTACTAAGATGTGGTGTATCTACTGTGAGGACTTTGAAACTGGAGAGGGGTTTCTATTCCATGACTACCCCGAATTTGACAACGTAGTTGGAGGAGATGAAGTAGGAGTTGAGTTTACTATTCCACCTAGAAGCGGAACCTTGGAGGAAGGTGCTAAGTTTTTAAGTAAGGCCCGTGGGTTAACAGCCCATAATATGATTGGATTTGATCTTTTTCTCCTTAAAATGTTTTTCCCTAATTTTAAAATACGGTATGACTACCCTTTAATGCGGGACACAATGTTAATGTCCCAAGTTCTTTGGTATGATCGTAAGCCAGTAAAGGGTTACAAGGGGATTCACAATTTGAATAGCTGGGGGGCAAGGTTAGGCATTCGTAAGCCAGAGATACAAGACTGGTCTTATATTGATGCACTAAAGCTAAACAGGTGTATTGAAGATGTAAAGATTAACGTAGCAGTAGCTAAACAGCTTGACATAGAAAAACAGTGGCTACAAGATAATTGCAATCAAATTAACTTCGACCAAGCCCTAGCTACCGAGAATGAGTACAGATACTGGTGTACTATCCAAGAGCTTAACGGAGCCTTAGTAGATGCACCTCACATGCGAGAGTGCTGTGTAGAGCTTGATAAGCTCCTTGAAGGACTAAGAGTAGAGATCGAACCTATGCTTCCTCCCTCAATTAATGTGAAGTCGGTTAGGGAGTCAGTACACAATGTTGCTACTCTATTAGGAGCTAGGGTTATCCCTCCTAAGAAGGTACTATGGAAAGTCCGTAATGGTGAAAGCTACCAGACAGAAGAGAAGCTGATGTACAGACCTACTATGAGAGTCTTTAAACTCACTAAGCAGAAGATGTACTCAGTTGTCATCGACGGAGAAGAGGTTAGAGGTCACGACTTCCCAAAGGTTAAGGAGGCACGTGAGTGGGCCAAGGAGAGCTACCCGCTAGTTAAAGGGATTAAATACCCTTGGATTGAAGTTGTATCTTCCGAGTATGATAGGTTTACAAAGAACCATTTCGGAAAGGAGCTTGAAGGAGCTACTGAAGTAGTAGGCGCGTACACTAAAGTTGAGTTTGAAGAATCTCGTATGTCACAACATGAGAAAGTTAAGATGCTTCTCGTAACATTAGGGTGGCAGACTGACGAATGGACTTATAAAAAGGATGCAGAAGGAGGTCTTGCAAGGGCAGAAAAAGGAGGTACAGTGTACTGGCCTGATAAACCTATTCAGGGTAAACAACTTAAAGAGAGTTATAAAGGGGGAGGGCTAATACCGTCTACTCCAAAAATTACTGAAGATTCTTTTCAATGGTTACCTGAAGGGCTTGGACAGAAGATCAAGGAGTATAATACATATTCACATCGGCGTAAGTTTATTGAAAACCCAACTAAAGCTGATAAGGGTTTGCTCAATAACATACGTGAAGATGGGAAGATAACTTGTGGCATTATAACTTACGGAACAACGGCGGGTAGGGCATCGCACCATAACTTTGTGAACGCTCCTGGTGCTCAAGCACTATATGGAGAGAAGATCAGGAAGATTGTAGTAGCCCCCAAAGGTTCTGTTCTAGTAGGGATAGATCAACCAAATTGTCACCACCGAGTACTAGCTGACTTTACCAGCAACTCATTGTATATTGCGGCTGTTGATGGCAAGGAGGAAGAGGAAGATGGAACTTATGTGGGTAAAGATGCACATACGGTTAACAGTATTCTATTCAAACTTAACACCCAGGAGGATGTGGACTTATGCAGGGAGATTCAAGATCATGGAGAACTACGAGCTAGAATAGACTCTGGTAGAAAGAAAGGTAAGGCTGCCAGTTTTGGTACTATCTATGGCTGTTCAGCTAAGAAGCTAGCATTGATACTAGGTGTGTCTGAAAGTGAGGCACAGCAAATTAAGGATGCGTTCTTGAACGGACTAGGATTAGACTTACTATTGAAAGAGAAGGAAGCACTATGGAAAGCGCAGAAACGGGCTAAGGGTTCCTATATAAGTGTGCTAGGTGGTTATCATATCTGGGCTAACTCCAAGCATAAGATAATTAACTACACAGCGTTAGGGTCTGAAGCTGTTATACAGAAAGTGGCAATTATCTGGGTTAATAGGGAGATACGAAGACTAGGGCTGAAGACCCAGCAAATAATGTCTATCCACGATGAGTGCTTATTCTCTGTGCCTAACGATGAGTTAGATGAGGCTAAGGCTGTGATCTCACAGATGTATGTAGAGGCTGCTAAGACCCTAGGACTAACCCTTGATTGGAGGTCTACGGCAAAGGTAGGGTCAGATTACAGTGAGTGTCATTGACAAAAGAGATATGGAAGTGGTTGACATGTAAGTTAGCCACAGAAATGCAAAGCGAAGAAGTAAATTAATTTTAGCAACAAGAGGAAATAAAAGTATGAGTGTAATTAACAACGTTGTCTTTAACTATGTTAAAATCAAGACTCCAGAACCAAAGTACAAAAAAGAAAAGGACTGCCCCATTAATGACCGTCAGTATTCTATTGATGTGTGTCTCCCCGCTGCTACGGCTAAGGCACTTAAAAAGAAGTACAAAGCTGTTAAAAGCGTGAAAAACATAACTACCTTTGATAAGGAAGACTATGAGAAGCGGTATAAGGTTGATGCCCCTGACGCAGCTATTTACGCTAACTCGGAGGACGAGTACTCTACAATGAAGCTAACAGCTTTTGCAGGTTACTCTGACGGTAGCCCAGTCCCTGAAGACAAAATACCTCGTGTTGTTGGTACTAAGACCGCAACAACTACAGATGATGGTAAAAAGGTAGGTCGTGACATTGAGGTGGGTAACGGCTCAACAGGTCGTGTATCATTCGTAGAACGCCAGTGGAAACATAAAGACGATAACGGCTTGTCCTTAGACCTTACTGGTATTCAAGTGGCTACCCTAGTAGAGTATACTTCTCCAAGTACTGCCAACGAGAACGAGTTTGCTTTCGAGGGAGAAGATAAAGTTGATCAAGGTGGCTTCGACTATACTGAGGAGACTCCACCAGCTGGGGATGTAGCTACCCCTTTAGATATAGAAGAATGGTAAGCAGTTCCCCTCTTGCGAAAGCTTGAGGGGGTTTTTTCGTATTAGGAGGAAGATAATGTATAGCAGTAGAGACAAAACACTAACACTACCTAACGGGAAGAAGTTTTACTTTTATAATGGTAAACCTGTAAACGACTTTCATGGTTATTTTATTTTTAGACTACTATGTAATGGGTACGAACCTAAACACGAGAACGAGCTAATAGAGATGTACCTGGAGTTAAAAGCAGGAGACGCTCATTTGGCTTCATACACTAAAAACCGTTGGAGAAATGCCGTATTATGGTTCAAAAATATGCGTACTTAGACCTAGATGGAGTAGCCTATATCGGAAGTTGTATTGCTGAAAAGGTTGCTTACATTTGGAAAACGAAAGAAGGAATAGAACCTAGTCAGGAGTCACCTGAGTTTCCTAAAGCTAAGGAAGCTAAGGAGTGGTATGAGGAACGAGTAGGGTTTGAAGAGATTAACCCAGCTCAATGGGAACGTCACACTATACCAAAGCTACAAGACCTGTCAGTTGCTTTGAAATGTGTTGACCTTGAACTAGGTAAGTGGATGAAGACTTGCCAAGACCTATTTGATAAGGATGTGATCTTCAAAGGTTATCTCACTTGTAGCGGTATTAAAAATAAGGATGTTCATGATCTACAACATCGGTATCAGCATTCTCGCTTTGCTAACTTCAAAGATGCTGAGGGTAAAGACTATGAGCATTGGGAAAGCAAAACTAAGCCAATGTATCTAGCGGACTGTCGTAACCACTTGCTAAATACCTATGATTGGATTACAATGTCTCCACCGAAGGTTGAAGCTGATGCTATTGTGGTTGGAATGGCTGAACGTAAGGGTCACAATGCTGTGATAGGCTTGAAGGATAAAGACTTAATGCAAGTTATATCTTCAAACTATATCAACATGAATGATCCACCCGCTAAACGGAAGTTAGTTAAGACTTCAGAAGTCGGTGAACTCTGGATTAAAAGTAGTGCTAAGGGTGTTAAGTCTCTTGAAGGAAATGGATTTAAGCTAGTAGCTGCTCAAACCCCTCAAGGGGACTCTTCTGATGGCTACAAAGGTATCTACCGATTTGGGCCTATGGATGCTTACGAGTTGCTTAACGAAGCTGAGAGTGTGGAAGAGTGCTGCCAGTTATTGGTAGAGCTTTACCAAGGTAAATTCCCTGATGGTATAGAGTACCAAGCCTGGCAGGACAAGGGTAAGATAATTAAAAGGACTTGGAAAGAACTGCTGATTCAGCACATGCGTTTAGCATATCATGAACGTGGAAGTAAGGATGTACTTACACCTATTGAGAAATACTTCAACGGGGGTAACCCCATTTATAAACACTAAGAGGACATAAAAACATGCTTAAAATATTCACTCGCCCTAAAACTGTTACAGGCGTTTTTCAGAAGTTTACTACCGATCTAAATAGTGTTATGCAAGCGCAGCACATTGTTGCAGATAAAGCAATTGAAGAGCAAGAACAGCTTAAAGCTAAGATGGACGCTTCTATAGCTCGTCAAGTTACCGCAGAAGCAGAAGTAAGTCAAGCTAATTGTGCAATTAAAAACATTGGAGAACTGTTAGGTGTTGAATCAGATGCCAGAGAAGAAGAAAGTAACTGAGTTAAAAGTAATAGCTCCCTTTGCAGTTTATCTACCCAGAAAGACTGTGAAGGACAAGAGAATCCCTGTTAACCTTAACTGGCTAAGAAACGCTCAATACTTTGAAGTTAACCAAGTAAAAAAGCTCTATAAAGAGCTAGTAAGGGGGCAGTTTGATAACCTTCTTTTAGAGACCCCTATCACAGTTAGCTATCAAGTATTCAAGCCTACCAAGCGTAGGCTAGACAAGCAGAATGTTACCTCTATAACTGCTAAGTTCTTGCTAGATGCTTTAACAGAGTGTGGTGTTATACCTGACGACAATGATGACTATATCAAAGACGAATGGATAAAGCCTACAGTACATGATAAGGGTAACGAGAGGGTTGAAGTGCTTTTTAAGTCAGTATCTAAAACAACTAGAGGAGATTAAAATGAAAGTAAAAGAGTTGATAGAAGCCCTTGATTGGTTTGACGAAGACGCAGAGATCGCTGCTAGGAATGATAGAGGTACTTTTTCTAAGTGGGTTAGCGTGAGTGTTAGTAAGAAGAAGTTCGTCAAAGGAAAGGTTGTAATTGTAGGAACACGGGGAGAAGATTATGTGGAGGTGCCTAAACTATGAACACAGAATCAACCTATTCACGGCTAGCTACATTGAACCAACGTTGCGGTAAAGTACCTGCTGCAACAGACACGGGTGAATACTGGGAAGCACTTGACTGGCAAGCTACATACCTTCAGAAGGTACTAACTGAGGTTAAGGAAGCGATCACAAACCGAGATCTTAACAAATCATTCGACTATTTACTTTACCTCGACACTGCTGTATTAAATGGTCTCTATCTTTCCAATGGGGATTATCATGGTGCTGTTGACGTAATCCTAAGCAACCACCGCAAGTGCACTGACAGTCGTGCTTGGGCTAATAGAACCGTTGACTTCTACAACAAGCAAGGGATTAAAACTAAACGCCACCTAGTTGTGTTGCCAAAGGGATCGGTGCCTAGGTCTCCTTACTATTCTGTTCACCGTGTAAGCGATGGTACTGTTATGGAACTTGTTCATATGCTACCTACAGACTTAACACCCTTTACACCTAAAGGAGGTAACTAATGGATTGGGTAATATCACACTCAGATGTAGAAAAGCACCCTCGTTATGATAAGAGTAACCCTAACAGGAACTTAGACAGTATTTTACACGATTACGGTATGCAAGTATCTGACGGTTATTACACTGACGAGCGGGAAGTAGAAGAAGTACCTGAAAATTGGCCTGAAGGTGAGCCACACTTTGGTTATACTCACAGGTCTCCTTTTACAGGGGAAATCTCTACAGGGGTTCGCTATGTAGGTAACCCTAGAGCTGATGGAAAATGGAGAAGGTTTGTAAGCGACTTTCTAGAACTTGGAGGGGATGTATGAAGCTAAACAATAATATCAAGCACCAAATAATTGAAATGACTAAGGAAGGTAAGGCCAGCCGAGCTATCGCTAAGAAGTTAGGCTTAGGTAAGTCAACTGTAGGGGATTTCCTTCGTAAAGAGACTTATGCAAGTTGGTGGAGTGCCTTTGATGGTATCACAATCTCAGATAAGGGAGTAGCTACAATATATCAGAGTATTCAGTTACCAGGTGTGATAAGCGAAGTACAGATAAAGGGTACGTTCGCCTTTACACCTAAAACCTTCATAGGCCCTAAGATTTTAACTTTGGATATTGAAACAGCTCCAATTATGGCAAGCGTTTGGAGGTTGTTTGACCAGAATGTTGGATTGAATATGATCGAACAGGATTGGTATATCCTTAGCTGGGCTGCTAAATGGATGCACGAGGATCAAGTTAGCTATGAAGATAAATCTAGCACATGGGGGGATGAGAACGATAAGCCACTCCTTCAAGGTATTCATAAGTTACTAGATGAGGCTGATATAATTATCACTCAAAACGGTAAGAAGTTTGATGCTAAGAAGCTCAATGCACGTTTTATCCTTAATGGTATGAAGCCTCCATCTAGTTATCGGCATATAGATACCCTACAAGAGGCTAAGAAGCACTTCGGGTTCACTAGCAATAAGCTGGAGTATATGACGGATAAGCTTTGTAAGAAGTATAAGAAGCTTAAGCATGGAAAGTTTCCTGGTTTTGAGCTTTGGAAAGAGTGTTTACGTGGTAACCCACTTGCGTGGCAGGAGATGCAAGAGTACAATATTCATGATGTTCTATCCCTTGAAGAGTTGTACACCATCATGCTTCCTTGGATGAAGACTCATTTGAATACTAATCTGTACTACCCTGATAACGAGTTAAGGTGCAGGTGTGGTCATACTGAGCTTAATCACAATGGTTATTCTTACACTAACTTAAGTAAGTTTGATCGGTTCCAGTGTGTCTCATGTGGAGCTGAAGTAAGAGGTAGGACTAACCTTCTGAGTAAAGAGAAGTGTAACTCTTTAAGAATGAATATAACTGCATGACCGTTGTGACTAAAGTTTGCTCTAGGTGTAACCTCCTTACGGAGGTTAAGCTTACTAGAAAGGGGCATGGGGGAGTTTGCAGGAGCTGTAAAGCTGAAAAGCAGAGGGAGTATAGGGAAAAGAAGGGTAAGTCTTGTACTAAGAAGCATGAAAAGGTTAAGAAGGAACCTGAGCTTAAGCTAGAAACCCATTGTATGAGTATCCCTTATGGCTTCACAGTGTTTGGTAGGATGTTTGAGCTACCTCTTGAGTGTGTCTTCGGATACTCAGGGGATCTCAAGACTAGCCATGTGCTTGAGCTTACATCACTAACAGGAACTGATGCTGATGGTCTAACCTGGGATATGATGTATTTAGTAGAAGATAGTGAAAGTATATTGACAAAGCACATTATCGCATGTATTCTAAATAACTCAAGTAACTGGGATGTAGAACCAGCAAAAGGTGTTTGGTGGGATAATGAGAATATGGGAGTATCGGACTAACTAGGTTATCCAGCCCTGCACTAATAAACACTTTCTTTTAATTAGGAATACCGAGGAGACTAAAGATGAGCAAGGCTACTGGAGAAGACATTTACTGGGGATCGAAATGGTTTGTAGAGTATGAGCAGCTAGGGTATATTGCAAAGCTTACAGTTTTCGGGGTCAGCGTCTATCAACGGGTTGGCAGATACTTTTGGCTTCTCGGCTTTAGCTGGGAGGGTACACAGGATGACTGGTTTAATGAGTTTATAGGTTGTAGTAGTATGTCTGAGGAGCAAAAAGAGTTCTTACGCCAGTACAATACTTATAGGGGGTTCTACGACGCTTTTGCTAAACATGTAGGTGAGGAGTATGCTTATTCAATATACTTAGTAACCCTTCCAGAAGCATTAGCCGAACTGATGAAAAAGCCATGATTTTAAGAGGAGTACACAGTATGTCAATGACAAGGTTTCCTAAGATTAAAGCAAGCTTGTACGATGAGTGTTTAACACATATCTGTGCGGAAGGTCACACCCCTCAGATAGCTGTATATACTGCTCACCCAGGGTTTGAAGGCCCACGTAGCTATGAGTCTCCCCAAGGGCTAACAATTTTCAACCTTGGAGGTAAAGCTCTTGCTTCCTACAATGTTAATGAGGAGGGAGTATTCTTCGGGGCCAAGTTTAGTGGGGTGCATAACGATGTATTTGTGCCGTGGGGAGCCTTAGTTAGTATCTTTGCTAAAGAGGATACTACGATGTGTCAAGACTTTTCATTTGACATAGATAAGTCTAATGAGGTACAATCCCCACCAGTTAAAGAAGAGCCAAAGGTTAAGTTGGTTCACTCTACGGATAAACCTAAACCAAGCGGTAGCATACGTAAGCCATTCAGACCTAAGTTAGTTGAGTAGCGGGCTTTTGAATACTTTAAGAGGATTAAGATATGGATTATGTAGCACTTTTGAAAGATAAAGTGGAAGAAGGGAATTCCACCATACCTGGTAAAGATTTAACTGACCCTAGAGTCTGTAAAGATATTCTAGTGGCTATGAAGATGTTTGAAGAGGGTAAGGTATTGGAAAACACAATGTACTGTTGGGACTGCTCCCCTTCTAAGTAATTACTAGACATGGTAAACTAATTTTAAATCACAGGAGAATAATCACATGCCAATTGTATCTGAAGTTAAGGGTAACATCGTAAAACTAGCACAAGCAGGCCAGTACAAAGCCATTCTACAGGGTTGTAACTGTAAAAACGCCATGGGTAGTGGCTTAGCCCCTCAAATAGCTAAAGCATGGCCTGAGGCTTATGCAGCGGATCAAGCAACTGTGAGTGGAGATATGAGTAAGCTAGGAAAATATACCTTCTTCCACGATACAGAAGTTGATGTTCTTATATTTAACTGTTACACTCAATTTGGTTATGATCGTCTAATACGGGGGCATGCTGTAGACTACAAGGCTGTAGCTACAGTTTTCAAGAGTCTCAACTCATTACTAGCGAGTATTGATCGAAACGCTAAGGAACCTGACTACCGTGTAGTAGGTATCCCCATGATCGGTGCAGGGTTAGCTGGAGGACATTGGCAAGCTATTAGCACTATTATAGACCTTGTTACCCCTGATATTGACATTGAGCTTGTAATCTACCAACAGTAGAAGGTGACACTATGCACGATATTAAAATAACACGTAAAGAGGCTGTACCTCAAAACGTCCCCTACTATGTACGTGGATTAGCTTACGACTACTCTATAAATGGTGGTGATACCTGGATGACTCTAATTCAATTTAATAACTGGAAAGATGCTGTTACTGCTCTTTCATGGAAGGAGTACAGCAGTCTCACTATTTACAATCAGGTAGAAGCTTGCCTAGTAGCGTATAATAAAACTCTGAATAAAGCACTATTAGGTTCAGAGCTTATAAAGTATATACAAGGTAAGATGGAGAGTAGCGTAGAAGACGACTGCGACATTGCTTTTAACATCATAACTAATTGTACAGGAGAGTAGGATGGACACATTAACTCAACTCTTAATTAGAGCGTGTAAAACTGAGGTTGCATGGGTAAGGTTGCGTTCTATATATCGCAGGTATTACGCACGAGGGTTGAATTATGATGTGGAGACTAATCATATAGTTAGTCTCCTCGCTAGCGTTATAGACGAGTACAACCCTATACCCACTATGGATTTAGTTAATAACTTATATCGTAGTAAACTTGAGGATGTTAGATACCCCTCAAAGGCCCACTGGGATAGCCAGTGTTTAGATGCCCTTATCTATACTGTGCGAACAACCCCTAAAAGAAGGCTCCCAGGACTAACCACCCCAGCTAGGTATAAATAAGAACCTTAAAAGTAAAGCTTGACCTTAGCTCTAGCTCGTGTATACTAGCTACAACTTAAACAGAACGGAGAGACTACTATGACATTAATTACACCGCTAAGAGTAGCGTTACAGAACCAACTACAAGTAATGCAAGACTCTGGACTTTACGTTGTGGATATACCTAAGGATGTTCTATGGAACACCTACTTAGATAGCTTCCCAGAAGGTACAAACGAGATCTATAAAGTACGCCGTGAACACGACTGTAACTGCTGCAAACAGTTTATTAGAATTGTCGGCAGGCTAGTAACCATTAAAGATAACAAGATGGTTTCCGTTTGGGACATCAAAGTTGGTGGTCACTTTCAAGTTGTTGCAGATGCTATGTCTGAGCTAGTTAAGGGTGGAAAGGTAAGGGACTCATTCCTACACTATGAGAAAAAGGTTGGTACTGAGTTTAGTCACCAACAGCTATCGGGTTCTTTTGTGCAAACATGGGAACACTTAGCTGCTGAGCTTGGGAGTCCTTTCATTGCACGTAAGGACTCAATAGCTACTACCCTATCTACGATACGTAGTAACAAAGAGGTCTTTAAACGTAGCTTAGATGATCTCACACTAGACTCAGCTGAGACTGTTTTGGACTTAATCGCCCAGAACTCTCTCTACCGTGGAGAAGAGCACAAAAGTATTGTAACCTTGTTTGTTAAGCAGCTCAAAGCATATAACGGTCTTAGTCAGGGCAAAGACTTGTTCTGCTGGTCAGAGTCCGCTAAGCTTGGAGGTGCTGCTAAGATACGTAACACTGTTATTGGTAGTCTACTATTAGACTTATCAGAAGGACGTGAGCTAGATGCAGCTGTTGCTAGCTTTGAACAAAAGGTTGCTCCTACTAATTACAAACGCCCAACAGCTCTTGTCACTAAAGGGATGATTAGAAAGGCGCAAGATAAAGTTGAGGAGTTAGGGATTGAGGATTCTCTATCCCGCCGTTATGCAGTTACTGAAGATCTAACTATTAACAATGTTATCTTCGCTGATAGAGCTACGAAAAAGACTATGAACGTCTTTGATGAGCTAGTGGAGGAGGTTGGTACACCAACTAAGAACCTGGACAAGGTTGAAGAAGTAAGTGTACAATCCTTTATTGATAATGTTGTACCTAACGCTACAGGAATTGAAGTTCTTGTTGAGAACAAGCATGGTAACAACTTTATGAGCCTGATTGCTCCTGTTAATGAGAATGCAAAGAATATCTTAAAATGGCATAACAACTTCTCTTGGTCATATAATGGGGAAGTAACTGACTCCATGAAAGATAGAGTTAAAGCTGCTGGGGGTAAGGTAGAAGGGGTGTTACGCTTCTCTATCCAATGGAACGACAAAGGGGATAATCCGAACGATCTGGATGCACATTGCAACGAGCCTAACGATCATCGTATCTACTTCGGTAATAAAGGTAGACTTCACGCCTCGTCGGGAATGTTAGATGTTGACATTATGACGCCTGGTGATGGAGTAGCTGTAGAGAATATTATATATGCAGATACCGATTGTATGCCAGAAGGAGACTACCGTTTTATGGTTAACAACTACAGCCACAGGGGAGGGAAGGGCTTCACAGCGGAGATCGAATTTGATGGGCATATATATACATATGAGTACGTCAAGCTTATGCGTAGCGGGGAGTATGTGGACATCGCTACTGTTAACTTCACTAGGAAAGGTGGGTTTACTTTGAAAGACTCATTACCTAATAGTGAAACTGTTAAGGAAGTATGGGGAGTATCCACCCAGAATTTCCAGAAAGTGAATATGATTATGAACTCCCCTAACCACTGGGATGGTAACAGCACTGGTAATAAGCACTGGTTCTTTATCATAGAAGGCTGTAAGCAGGAGGGATCTTCACGAGGTTTCTATAATGAGTTCTTAGGCCCAAAGCTTAATGAGCATCGTAAGGTCTTTGAAGTGCTAGGGGCTAAGATGAAAACAGAGGAGTCTGATAACCAGTTAAGCGGACTAGGTTTCTCATCAACACAGCGTAACTCAGTATATTTTAAGGTTACGGGTAAGTTTGAACGTACTATTAAAGTTAACTTTTAAAGGAGAACAAATATGAATATTTTTGAACAGGCAGCTAAGAGTAAGCTACGTTGGGAATCAGCAAAAGGTAGCATAACAGTTGAAGACTTGTGGGACTTACCACTAACTTCTGCGCGTGGTGTATCTCTGGATGGCTTAGCTATTAAGCTTAACAAGGCTGTAAATGAGAGTAGACAACTTAGTTTTGTAGACGTGGTTAACAAAGGGAGTGCAGCTACAAAGTTGAAGTTTGATATAGTTAAGTACATTCTTGACTTTAAGGTTGCAGAAGGTAAGAGCAAGGTAGAAGCCTCTACTAAGAAGGCCCAAACAGATCGTATCCTTGGCCTGATTGCAAACAAGCAAGACGAAGTGTTAGCGGGTAAAAGTATAGAAGAGTTACAGAAGTTACTGTAGCCTAAACGTAGCAGGCTTGCCTATCTCAGGTGAGCCTGTTTTTAGTTGTGATACAAGCTTGACTTACGGTTAGTTCGTGTATACTAGCTACAACTTAAATGTAAAGGAGATCGGAAATGAATTTTAGAGTTAATGATAAGGTTCGTGTATCCAGCTTAGCTTATACTGAGCCTTCATGCCTGGGAGCTGGTAGAAAGAAGCAGAAATATTTTAGGTTCCCACGAGAGGGTATAGTCACCGAGTTTTACCCTGCTGGTACTTGTGCTTTTGGTGGTCATTGTGAAGAAGCTGAGGTAGAGGTTAAGTTTAAGAAGAAAACATTCTGGCTCAGTGCTGGAGATTTAGAGCTGATAGAAAAGGCTCCTGTTCCACTAGACTTTAATCGGTCATCAATTGGGAAAAAGGTTAGGTTACTAGACCCTTCCTCAAATACCTCCCGAGTAGGTGGGTGCGAAACCATTGATGAGTCTTTACTGGACGCAAATGAAGTTTTTGACATAGTATCCGATGATCCTTCCGATAATTCTTTTGAGGTAGGAGGGCTATCTGATACCTGCTGGATATTCGCTAATGAGCTAATTTTAGCAGACTCACCTGAAGCTTCAGAGACCGAGGAGGAAGGGCCAGAACCTTGTGAGGAGTCTACCGATAAGGTTAACTTCATGATAACTAATGACGCTGTAACACTATCTATTAACGGTGTCTCAGAGACCGTAACACCTGGCAGCCCTAACTTTGTAGAGGTTCGCCAAGCTGTCATAGATGAAGAGTTTGCTGTAGCCCATACCCTGATGAACGTTTCAATTGGCATTAAGCTTCAGGATATTTCAGGGCGTACTCTAAAGGTTATTGTGAAGTCTAAGGACTTCGTTGCAGTACCCACCTATAATGATAACAAGGATCCTGTATGCGAGTACAAAGTTATAGAAGCTGTAACTGATAAAACTAGCACTTACTTAGATAGCTGGTAAGGTGCTTTAAGAAACCCCTTGACTTCTGTTGAGGGGTTTTGTTATTATGGGTACACACAAATAAAGGAGATTCTACATGTCTATAATAACAGTTGAAGAAGCGAAGCAGTTAGTCCAAGAGTACATGGATAAAGTTAAAGAAGAAGGATACCAACCTAACTTAGAAGATATTAACCACTGTATTGCAGTTTTGAGGCGTAACAACTTCTATGTCACAGTAGATGGAACAAACAGTATTATAGGTGATGTGATGATGGATGGTAAGGGTAACCCAAACTTTAGTGTGATAGGAAAACGGGGGTACTGATGATAAGCTGGAAGAACACACGAAAGAATGGCGTAGTAGCCATCGGAACTAAAAGTGTAGGGTCTGGTAGTGTTACTTGGATAATTAGGAAGTCTCCTGGAGGTTTAAGCTACCACCTTTACCTGGGAGAGACTTCAACTGCACCAATGTATACACGATCAACTATAAATGACTGTAAGGTCTTGGCAGAGGTTTATCTGTGATGTCTGCATAAGCTAGTATTACATTTTTTACGAAACACTGGGATAACTGAAAATAAAGAGGGTAATATCATGACCGATAAAGATAAAATTGACAAAGCTATTGAGTTTGCTGTAGAGTACGGTGGAATTGACGGATCACATCATAAAGACTGGGTAATAGACCAAATTGTGCGGATACTAGCAGAAGAAAAGTACGACAAAGTTGTTGCTGATGCGTGCATGGGTGAAGATGGCCTATACACATATGTATGGGATACAGGGATAGCCCCCTAACAGGGGTGGAGGAGTGTGTTGAAAAGGGCTTGACAGGTGTTAAGATTGGCGATAGGATACGCATAGAACAGATTAATGCAATTAGGAGGGGACGCAATGAAACATATTCAAGAGCTGCAAGCTCAGGTTGATAGACAGGATAAATATATATTAGAGCTTGAAGCCAGGATAAGTATTGATACTAAGTTTAACGAGGCTCAAGAGAAAACAGAATGGAATTACACTCTTGTGTTGTTCGATAACGCAGGTGAAGAAGAACAGGTAGACATGATAAAGAACGCAAGAAAGGAATTTTACGGCACATAACCCTGAGTACATGGGCTGGCGTTGCTGCCAGGGGAAAAGAGGGAGACCATTACCGCCCTGTGCTGCTAGAGCTGATAGAAAACGAAAAATTGGCAGCTGAATCTAGCCATGTTTTAAATTCAATATTCAGCAAAAAGGTAGTTGTGTAGTGTTAAGCGCATAAAATTGTCCTAAAAGAGAGGAGGAGAGAATGGTAGATGAAATGGGAGATCGCATGAAGGGCTATGAACAACGGGAAACGGGTAGGAAGTTTCTACCTTACTTACCTGTATACGCTCGTCTTGATGGTAGAGGTTTCAGCAGATTTACAAAAGGTATGGAGAGACCTTACGATGCTGCTATGTCTGATGCTATGACTGAGGTTACCAAGTATCTTGTAGAGAATAGCGGAGCACTTACAGGTTACTGCCAAAGCGATGAAATTAGTTTATGCTGGAAGCAAGAGGATTACAAATCTGAGATCTTCTTTGGAGGTAAGATACAAAAGATGGTATCTACTTTAGCAGCAATGGCAACAGCTAAGTTTGTAGCAATCGCGCTAAAGGAATGGCCTGAAAAATGTACTAAGGCACTACCAACTTTTGATTGTCGAGTCTTCCAGCTCCCTAATGATGAAGAGCTGGCTAACACTTTTTTATGGAGAGTTAATGATGCTACTAAGAACAGTGTGTCTATGGCAGCTAGCTCAGTTTCCTCTCACAAGGAGCTACAAGGTAAAGGTAGAGCAGACCGCCTTGACATGCTCCTAGAAAAAGGTATAAACTGGAATGAGTATCCACGTTTCTTTAAAGAAGGTACTTTTGTTAAGCGTAGAAACTTTATTAGGGCTGGTGCGGTTAGAAGTAAGGTAGAAGCTATCGAGTTGGGTAAATTTAAAGAAGTAGAAGACAAAGCTCGATTTCTTTTAACTAGAAATTGGGGGTTAATAGTATGGGGCAAGGAGGTATCACAATGCAAACTCATGGGTTAGACTTTTTTGGAGCACCTGTAGAAGTAGGAGATACTGTAGCTTGCATATTCCCTCGTACACACCGTTTGGCTAAATGTGAGATCATAAGAGTGACACCCTTGGGCTTCACAGTTGAGTGTACAGCCTCTAACGGGGGCAAAGATACTTTCTACCGCAAGAATGTGGTAAAGCAACCTAAACAGGAGAATTAGTATGAAGTTACCAGATAAGTTCGAGTTTACGCACAGTTTAGAGTGGGAAGACCCTACTGTGTACACAGCAGTACTAGATAAAGATAGAGAAGAATACTTAGTTAGCTGGGAGGAATCTAGTATTGACTACAACCTCTCGTCAGTTTTGTTTAATGTTAAACAAGGGCTTTGGAGAATTAAAGAACAAGAGCGAGACATGTACATAGCATCTAACCAGATCATATGTAAGGCTTGCGGGGACTCTATCTACTCAGCTCACCGTCATGATTATGTTACCTGTAAGTGTGGTGCATGTTCCGTAGATGGAGGCCAAGGTTACCTTAAACGTGCTGGTACTGGTTGGGAGGATATTAGCATCACTATTGAGCAAGAAGCGTTTTTCAAGATTGTCCACGATATTGAGACTTCCCGTTTATCAGGTCGCAACGATATTGGCATTGCTCTTGCAGTCCTACGTTCTATACGAGATCATGGTATAGTCCAGAAAGGTTTACAATGGACACTGGAAGACTAGAGTTACTAAGCTCCTGCTTCTGAACGAACTAGCTTGGAGATCAGCTAACTATCAAGCGTAGGAAGCAGGCAATTAGCAGCATTAACAAATCAATGGGGAGTTAGCATGAAAAACAATATATTCAGTGAAGGCAGGCAGGCTAGAAGCAATAACTGTAGTTCTGAAAATTGCAGTTATTGGCACGAAAGCCCACAGCGCACACAGTGGTTAAGCGGCTGGAAGTATCAAGATAAAAAGCTAAGCAGAAAGGCTGATATATCTTTAATTAAATAGGTGATTACATGAATAAAATGACATATGAAGAATTTAAAAAGAAAGAGTTTGAGCGCGCTTGTAAAAATGATCGGTTTGATAAAAATGGTAGCAGTGTTCTTGCTACAGTAAGCAGAAGTTTTATAGCAGAAATTAGAATACAAGTGGGTGAGTTTAATCGCGCCATATTGGATTCTGTTGACCTGAAAGTATTGGCTCAACAATTATTCTCTCTAGTTTTAATTGTGTCAATACCTGTAACGTATGTCCCGTTTCTCATGTTACGAGCTGCACTAACAAGGCGTAGAGCAAAACTCACGAGCTTTTTCATATTTGAGTTAGCACATTTTCACGACTCACGAGCTTTTTCATAAACGACTTACGAGCTTTTTCATATTTGAGGTAGCACATTTTCAAACACGTAAACGCACTTTCACACACGCATAGTAATGCAAATAAGAATCATTCTCATTAAGAATATTACAAGCACAGATCATGCCAACTTAAATTATAATAATAAAAGTTCTTGGCATTCTATTTGCATGCTTACAAAACCACCGCCCACACTTACCTCCTCCCTTTAGGGCAACAAGTCGCACTTTCCATGTGCGACTACCTTCAACAAGGCGAAGTTGTCGCCCTCTTGTTAGTAGTTGTTGAATCTTAACATGCTAGAAGTTGCTGTCAATCCTTTATTTTTAAATAGTTTAAAGTTGGTATATGTATATAAAGAGTATATAGAAGCCTCTAAAATAAAATGTAGATACTTGTTGACAGTAGAAATAATGCTGTTAAGGTAGCTACAACTTAAACAAAGCGAGTAAACAAAATGATCACTAAAACATCATTCGGCACAGCGGTACTGAAAAACATTATTAAAGCTATGCGAGAAGCTCAAAAGAACGGCATAGCTCACGTTCATAATAGAAATGGACACGCCTTTTTAGCTGTCAGAAAGTTTATCTGTAATGGGTGCGTGACTTTTCAAATCCTCGACTGCCAGGGCAAAAATGCCAAGCCTTTGATAGCGGCGATGGCAACTAAATTAATGGTTAACAATACACTAGCTGTAACAACAGTACAGTTATTAATTAATCGTATAGGCTATCAAATAGCATTTACTAACAACCACAAAAAGGGTTAATTGTATGTTTAATATTCAAACTCAAAAGTTACGCAAACGCCAGCAACCTAAAACAGAACGGCAAACCGCTCGTGAACGCAAGGTATCTATGCGCAGGTTAAAGAAGAACCGCCGCCAACTCTGGATAATTAAGGAGGAATTATAAGATGACTAACTTTCTAAATAGAAAAGAGGTTGACAGCATACTAGAAGACTTACACGGGCAGGTGGTAACTGTTAACTTCATTAAAAAAGACGGTTCAGCTCGTAAATTAAACGGGCAGTTAGTCGCAAGCCCTGGTAGCCACAACGGGTACAGTGATCTATTCACAATAGCACTAGCTAACACTAGCAAAGACAATAAAGGTTTTAGGAGTGCTAGCAGGGATAAAATTACCCGAATAGCTGGCAAGGGTTTAGTTTATGCTGTACGTGGCAATTTAGATGGTTTAATATAAGGGTTTACTATGTTTGATATTAACACCTTAAAACCGCTTAACTGCTACAAGCTGCTAGAAACTTTAACACCTCACAAATTTGGCTTAGACGTGGTAATATTGAAAGCATCTAATAACAGCTATAGGTTTTGTCATAGGAACTCACAGGGAGGCACTAGCACCCCTTTTGATAGCTGCTTAATAGTAGAGGCTAACAAGACTATTAAAAGCGTGTATACACAGCCTGGTAAGCGTAGGAGGGGCATAGCAAGGCAGTTGTTGCTAGTGGCTAGGTTAACGATTGGAAACGTGTATCATAGCGATAATTTGACAGTGACAGGACGAAAGTGGCGTGATAGTGTAGAGAATATTAAAAATAAGTGTTGACAGTGGTTACAAGGCTGTTAAAGTAGTTGCAACTTAAACGAAACAAGCAAGCAAACAGGTGTATATAGAATGAAACTTAATAGTAATGTTAAAGCAATGACACGCAAGCAAGCTTTTGAATATGTAACAAAGAGCCTTGACGATAACCCAAACAGTGAGCTAGAAGCACTTTACAAATACTTTATGCCCTCCTTGCCAGCTAAACCAAAAACAGCTTGGCAGTGGGTAGCTAGTGCGGTAGGTAAAAAGGATATGCGCGAGTATTTAAACTACTTGCATAGTGACGGTTCAGTTTTGTATGGTTCAGACGGTCAAAGAATCCACTGGTGCAACACTGAGCTGGGAGAGGGGTTCTATTGTCCAAAAACATGCAACCTAGTTGATCTGTCTGGTTACTACCCCCAAGTACAACGTATTATTGACCAAACGCGACCTTTAGAGTTGAAGGTAGATTTAACTAAATGTGAAACCTTTAGTACCCAGGATGAACGTGGTAATTCTTTAAGTAGGACGCGCTTGAATGATGATATAGTATTAGACACACAACAGTTAAATCAGGCAGTAATGGGTCAATCCAAAATAACGGTACAAACAAGGCGGGAGCGTCTAGCAAGTATACAGGGTTCTAGTAAGTTCGGGGGGTGGGTTTTGATTCCTGTAAGTGCATAACTTCAGAGTATTTTAAAATAAAGCTTTACAGGCTGAAACACCTTTAGTAAGATAGCTACAACTTAAACAAAACGAGTACAGTATAATGAATGATGATGCACGCTATACAATAGGTTTGGAGTACACAGGGCATATTTCAGGCACTCCGCAACACGTTGTTAGATTCTGTGGTGACTTTGTAGGAGCTGCGCCAACATTGATACTAGCGCAAGCTATTGAAGGGTATCATATAGCAGGGCGGGGGTTTGATCTTCTAGCTAGTTTTGATGAAGGGGATTGTGCTGTTATTTGGGTAAAACGGGGTAAAAGCCACCGTATTGTATATGGGGCAGAAGTTATTGATACAAACGACGCTACAAAGGCTTGCCATATATTTGGGGAGAGTGTACACCATTCCTTAATGTGCGCTGGGCATCTTGACTAATAAAGGTTGACGAATATGCACAATACTGAAATGATTTGTGGACACTGTGAAAAACCTTGCAGCATTATAGTAATCGACGAGGGCATCGGCACTACAGAATACTGGGGGTTTACCTCCACTCACCATGATTTTATAGAGGTTTCTGATTGTTGTCAGGTAGAAGCTTTTGAACTAGACGAGGCTTTTTATATACTTGGGGATAGTCACCTACAATTAGAATTATTTTAAAATAAACCTTTACAGGCTGAAAGTGGTTTGTTAAGGTAGCTAGAACTTAAACGAAACTAGGAATACTAAGATGAATGATGCAACGCTTGAGGTATATATAAACATTAAAGACAGGTTGAAAGCTAGATGGGTAGCCGACAATAGTAAATGGTATTCCAAAGAGTCTATAGTCTATCTTGAGTTATTCGAGGAATTGCAATATTTGGTTACGTGTGCTGAAATAATAGTTGACACTAGATACAGAACTGTTAAGATGGCTACAACTTAAACGAAACAACATTTTAAACAAAGCGAGTAAACAAAATGCTTATAACTACTTTAGAAGAATATAACGCAGCTCCAACGTCTGAACAACAGAACGCAGTTTCCAAGTTTGTTGGTGGCTATGTCCAATGCTGTCAAACTACCCTGATTGAATACGTGATACAAAAAAGCCTTGAAGGTGAGGACGCACCTATGGAATATGAGGATATAACCAATAATGTTCCTTATGGTCATATTGATATTGGTACTTATTATCAAAATCTAACAGAAAGCGAACGGGATTCTGAACTAGAACGCTACGAGTATTTGAGAGATAAGGCGCAGGACGTTTATAACGTTATATATCATAAGATATACACGCTAGGAGATGCTGCATATGATGGACTAAACCCCCATACCAAGGAGCATGTGGCTTTGGCGTTACGTTTAGATAGCTTTGAGACTAAGACACTAAACCGATTTTTAGATATTTGCGATAAATTAGAAGCAATGGAGTTTGAGACCTACCCTGAAATTTACGAATGGTGGGCATGTGATAGATGGCTAATAGCGAAATTAGAGGCATATGGTGAGTGTACGCTAGATGGTGAATATTGGGGGCGTTGTACTACAGGCCAATCTATTATACTAGATAGTGTAATTATAAAGATTTTTAAGGATGGCTTAACTAATTAGTAATAAGTGGTTGACAGCTCTAATCAGTCTGTTAAAGAAGTTGCAACTTAAATTTCTAAGAGGGTCTAAATATGTATTACAACAAGGCTATTATAGAGCTATCTATTTATATTAACCCTCTTAAGGTTCCTGTTATTAAAGAGATGAACTTAAAAGGTAGGACGGTTTTCTTTACAAACTCTAAATTAGACGTTGGAAGCGGTATAATAATTTTTGACGGGGGTTTAGAGTGTAACAACGAACCCTATAATTATAGTCAGGACTATATAGAGATGCGGCAGGCTACTGGCTCAGGAATATTAAAGTTTGAAGGTAATTATTACCGATATGCGTTTATTCCTAAATAAGAGGTTGACAGTAGATATAGGACTGTTAAGATAGCTACAACTTAAACAAAGCGAGTACAAGATTATGAGTAAGACACAGTTGAAAAGTTTAGAGGCTGTAATGAACTGCAAGTTTTACGGTAAAGCAGGGGGTGCTGTTATGGCTGGACACTGGTCTACAGGGGCAGGCTTGAATCTACGGGTTAAGGTTTTACCTCCTTTCTGTGAGTGCTGCTATATAGACGAATACTTGTCATGGTATGCTAAGGGTACTGTAAAGCAAGCATTGCTTAATATCAAAAAGAAGTACCCCAGGGCTGTGGTGGCTATAGTCTGCATTGATGTAAGAAAAGCTAATAAAGCACTGAAAGCTTTAGAGGTGGCTACTAATGAATGATGCAACTCTTGACATTCATAGAAAGGTACTCGAAGGGGTACAACATAGTTTTGATAGGCTCTTAAAGGATATACGGGAGGGGGTAGTCCTTAGATCCTGTGGGATAGTTAAACTTGACATTCTAGCCGATATTTTAGACGCACTAACTCAAGTTGTGAGGTTTAATCTAATTCAGCAGATCAAAGAGCGAACCAAAGAGGCTGAAAAAACCCCACTAATACCCCCGTACTGCCCTTTTTGGTTTCTATGCGGTGGTTTATACGTATGTGTAGTAATAGGCTTTATTAGGTTATTTAGTTAATAAGTGGTTGACAGCTCTAATCAGTCTGTTAAAATAGCTACAACTTAAACAAAGCGAGTACAAGATTATGAAATTTGTTAAATTGCTAAAATACGTGGAAAGATCTTACGGGGGTTTACCCTTGTATCTGATACTAATGTCAGACGGTAAAGAATACATATCGCATGGGGATATTTTTGTAGAGTACACTAACAAAGTTACAGGGTCGCTAATCAGTTATTTTCCTGCCCTACTTAATTCTGAGAGTGTGGAGCTAGCTAGTTTAGTTAATGCTAATGGTATGTTTAATGGTTGTTCTAAGTTAACCGAGTTTAATAGCGAGTTACCGAGTTTAGTTGATGGTGGTTATATGTTTGAGGGTTGCACTTCGCTAACCAAGTTTGATAGCGAGTTACCCAGTTTATTAGATGCTAAGGGTATGTTTAATGGTTGTTCTAAGTTAACTAGTTTTAACAGTGAGTTACCAAGATTAAAATGGGCGAGGTCTACTTTTGAGGGTTGCACTTCGCTAACCGAGTTTAGTATAGAGTTGCCAAGTTTAAAATATGCCGATACTATGTTTAATAAGTGTACAGCAATAACCGAGTTTAGTATAGCGTTACCAAGTCTAGTAACGTCTATGTGGATGTTTAGCGAGTGTTCAGCATTAATTGAGTTTAGTAGTAAGTTACCGCTGTTAGTTAACGGCTGGTGTATGTTTAACGGTTGTTTCAAGTTAACTAGCTTTAACAGCAAGTTACCAATGTTAAAAGTGGAATTCGGTATGTTCAACACTTGCACCTCACTAAAGGGTTTTAGCAGTGAGTTAAACGGTTTTAGGTAAAACCCCTAAATAAGGTGTTGACACCACTAACCAACCTGATAAGATAGCTACAACTTAAACAAAGCGAGTAAGTACAATGATTGATTTTAACAACATAATTAACGGCACTATTTGGGGTACTATCTTAGTAACAGTTCTAACCATAACATTAGGGGCTTAATTATGTTAATCAAGAAAGTATCAGGGGGTTATACTGCTAGCGGTTTAAAGAATGGGATAGCTTGGGAGTGTAAGGCTAAGACACTTAGTGAGGCATGGCATAGCGGTTTTATAGCGTGTCAAGATATTAATAAGCGAGGTTTAAGATTATGAAATTTATTAGATTAGTAGGGTATGTAGAAGAATCTTATCGTAATAATCCGTCTTTTTTGATACTCATGTCAGACGGTAAAGAGTATATTAGTAACGGGTGTACTTTTGTAGAGAATACAACAAAGAATATAGACAGGCTAGAAGCTGAACACCCTACATGTACCCACCACGTTAACAAGTTACTACTCTCTAGTGCGATAGACATAGGTAAAGTGGTTAATACTAGCTGTATGTTTTGGGGTTACATGGGTATAGAGGGTATAACAGAATTTGACGAGGACCTATCTAGTGTAGTTATTGCTAACGATATGTTTTATAATTGTCAGAAGTTATCAAAGTTTACAAGTGACTTACCTAGCTTACTTTATGGAAATTGTATATTTGAGCGTTGTCGTGCGTTAACAGAATTTACTGGCAACATAAACGAGGATGCTGAGGTTATGTGCATGTTCCGAGGCTGCCCATACCAACCCTAGCTAATAACTAGATATAACTTAACCTAGTACTAATGTAGTACTACACTTTTAAGCTTACTTGTAGCGTCCTACAAGATCCCTAGCAGGCTGCTTATAGGGAGTCTTAATAGTTTATGAGAAGCTGCAAGGAAGCTCCGAGGATCAATGGAGGGCTAGGGTGGGTTGAAGGGTTTTAGAGCTTGTGAAGGTGTGGGAGCGTTTACCTAGATTGATGTAGTAATGGTTGGTAGGAACTCCCAAGGTGGGGGGTTATAAATACTATAACAATCTTTAAACTTTAGAGTATTAGAAATAGGTGTTGACAGTAGTTTTAAGGCTGTTAAAATGGGTACAACTTAAACAAACGGCAAAAAGGTTTAAGATTATGAAATTTATTAGATTAGTAGGGTATGTAGAAGAATCTTATCGTAATAATCCGTCTTTTTTGATACTCATGTCAGACGGTAAAGAGTATATTAGTAACGGGTGTACTTTTGTAG